TGAAGAGTGCGACAACGGCGACGGCACAGCGAGTATCCCTTTGTATTCCCGACAGGGAGCGTCAATGAAACCTAGTGGCGAATACGTCCTCGTAGACATAGAGGACTTGCCGTTGCTACTTCCGTATCGTTGGATATCAGTTCGTGCCAAGAGAAGCATCAGCGACTACGCCGTAGCGAGGATGGGGAATAGCACCGTTCATATGCACCGACTACTTCTTGGCTCGCCAAAGGGTATGGTCGTCGGCCACATCAACAATGATGGGTTAGACAATCGCCGTGAGAATCTCCGTGTCCTCACCAAAAGGGAGAACGCCCAGAACCTGCCGAACACACCGGGGCGAGGCAACAAGTTCCATAGTGAGCACCGAGGCGTGTCGTATCGCAAAGACCTCTTTGACAAGCCGTGGGTCGCACGAGTAGGCAACAAACACATCGGGTTCTTTCGCACCGAAGAAGAGGCACACAAAGCGGCACGAAAATCTCGTGCTGAACTAATGCCATACTCCGCTAACTAGACGGGCGTATTGTTCCTTCTCTGAAAAAAATAATTTCTTTGGCTCGCGCCTTTGGCTTCCCCCCACGTTCCGGGCCCCCCCCACGCAGGGCAAAGTGAACTTTGTGCGAAGCGGTCTTGACACTCACAAGAGTTGAGCCACAATGTAATAGTTATTCCCCCCATAGATAGAAATCGGATTATTTGGGCTATAATAGATAGCCCCCCGTTTTTTTCTTCGGGGGTTTCCCCAAACACTAAACCCCTATACACTCCGAAAGAAAAATAAATGAATTGTCAAAAGTGTAAGCAGTTCCCACTTATTGAGCAAACTCGCACGAGCCGTTGGTCGCACCTGTTCTGCCACACGGCGCACTACCCGCAACCTGTCTTGGTATCACCACTCACGTTTGGGGCAAAGTAGTGTTCTGTCGCAAGTGTCAAGAACGCATCTCCCAACATCCGTTTATTGTCAAAAAGTGGATTCACGTCAATCGTGACATTGAGACAAATCACGGGGCAATCCCCGACTTTGCCGTAAAGATTCGTGGCGTATTAGTTGACTCGTAATCCTTGACTGCTGGGCGGCCCTATAGTAGGGTTTGCCCAACAGTCAAAGGAGAACAAGTGCTAATACTAACTGCCGGCGGCATACTCGCTATAGCCATTATTTGTGGCGCAATTGCGAGGAACAAGAAGTAATGAGTGGCGAACTACGAAACTTCGTTGAGTGCAAGCACGGGTGGATTGGCTCTTGCCCTATCTGCGCTGAAATTGCCGTTCTCAAAGGTCAGATTGACGACCTCTTCGAGCAGGTTGCCTACCTCACTCGGAATATGCCGAGGTCTACTAGCGACACAAACGAATCGAGAGAGAATAATCTCGCATCGTGAACGTTCAAGGATGGAAAGACCTCGCTAAATGTCGTGGTCTAGATACGAATATCTTTATGCCCGACGATAGCGGGGTGATTTACAAAGAACAAATGGAACGAGCCGTTGCGATTTGTGCGAGTTGCCTCGTTATTGACGAGTGCCGAGACTACGCAATCGCAGAAGAAATAGTGGTTGGCATATACGGCGGTCTAAGCGAACGAGGCCGAGCCGCTTTTGCTAGGGGAAACAAGGGCGAGGTAAGGGAACTTTGGAACGTCAAACACGGAACTCTTAGTGCCTACCAACGCCACAGATGTCGCTGCGCCCCCTGTGCTGAAGCGGGCCGTGACCATTGGCGAAAGAATCAAGAGAAGCGTAAAGCAAAGAAAGAAGTGGCGTAATGGGAAGTTTTGATGACTTTGACGCTTTCGTAGAGAAGCACAAAATCAAGGACGACGAGCTCGGCGTAGCGTTCGCTGCGTGGCTCTCGGGCAAGGGATGGGATGGTGACTTTGATAACGTCGGCCCATCAGAAGAACTAGGCGTATGCGATACCTGCGGAAAGCCCTACGAACTCGCAAGCCGTGATGGGCGTTGTGGTAATTGTGGGAACTGCGACGAGTGTTGCGACCACGAAACCATTACGGAATTGCCAAAATGTAATCACATCGTCGGCTACCGACACGGAATGAATGACGCTCGCTTGGTTGAATTAGACGAAGCAAGAGACTTTGAGCCAAGCACCTTCTTCACCTACTGCCCCAAGTGCGGAGAGAAACTATGAGTGACTTTGATGACTTTGAGTATCTAGAATCGGCAATCAACATCCTGAACGGAGATATATGACTAACTTTTTGATTGGCTTTGTGGCGGGCATCTTCTCGTGCGCCGTTGCTCTCGCTATCGTTTGTTGGAAAGTGCTCAACAAACAAGGTGGGTGGTGGTGAACCTATGGGACTAACTTTTGAGATTCTTATTCCTTTGTTTGTATGGGTCTTTGCGTCGTGGTTTTTCTCGGATAGGTGGCGCAATAAGAACGACGCCTTTTATGTCTTGCTGATGCCGATTGCACTAGTTGGCGCTCTCTTTTGTATTACGCTCTTCTCTCGTTGGCTTTACTAAGGAGTCCTTGTGGGCATTATTGAACACTCATTGTCGTCAAAGTGCGTTTGCGGCCACACTCGCTACCTACACACGGCACAAACAAACGGCGTGGTGAAGTTGGGCGAGTGCAATCAGTCTGACTGTTCGTGCGACCTAATGATTATCAAGAAGCGTAGATAACGTGACCGAACGCGCCCGATTTGTGAGTCGGATAACCGGGGAAGATGTTTACGTCTTTAGTGGTGAAATGAGCGGCTACTACTGCGTGATTTGCGGCCCAACGGGCCGTAGCCTTTACTGCCTGCCCGAAATCATTGACCACAAGTGGAAGCAACACACGGATTACTACTACGAAGATGGGCAAACCAAGTCTCGTCTTATGCCCGGGTGCGAGGCCCTAGAGAGCGTGATTAGCGTATGACCGTCAAGTATCTGCTCACCAATGGAAATCGGGAACTCGCCAAGGATGGCGTGTTTACTTGGACACTTCCCGCGCTGAACGCTCGCCTTACGAACGGCAAGAACCACGTCACTTGCCCAAACGCTGGCATCTGCGCCAAACTTTGCTACGCCCTCGCTGGAGTTTGCTTCGCATTCTCCGCTGGCCTGCTGGTTGGCTCACTACTGAGCGGTAAGTAATGTTGAAAACCTTTCTCATCGCACTGGTCTGTGGTAACCTCGGCTACATCGCTGGTCGTTGGAGCAAGGGGGACTAATGCTACTCAAAGGCGACTGTCTCGTCACGCTGAAATCTTTACCCGACAACTCAATTGACGCAGTTGTGACCGACCCCCCATACGAATTAGGATTTATGGGCAAAGCGTGGGATAACTCTGGTATCGCCTACAACGTTAAGGTTTGGAAAGAGTGCTTCCGTGTGCTGAAACCCGGCGGACACTTGCTGGCGTTCTCCGGCTCTCGCACCTACCACCGGATGACCGTGGCTATCGAGGACGCTGGCTTTGAAATCCGTGACCAGATTATGTGGCTCTACGGCTCGGGCTTCCCGAAGTCGCTGGACGTGAGCAAGGCAATAGACAAGGCTGCCGGTGCGGAGCGTGAGGTGGTGGGTCAAAACCGATACGCTGCTAGACGCCCGTCAGAAGCGGCAAACTCCCCCGTTGGCTTCTCGGACAGTATGGGTGGCTCGGCAACAGCAAACATTACCGCACCCGTCACTCCCGAAGCCCAACGCTGGCAAGGCTGGGGAACAGCCCTAAAGCCAGCCCACGAACCTATATGTGTCGCTCGCAAGCCCCTGACCGGCACAGTGGCCTCGAACGTGCTGGAGTGGGGAACGGGTGCGCTGAACATTGACGGGTCACGGGTGGGGACTGAAACCGTAGTCACCACAAACGGTAAGGGCTTTAACGGCTTATTTGAGGGTGGCACAAACAATAATGGTGGCGCTGAACGAGAAGGTCGCTGGCCTGCCAACGTCATCCACGACGGAAGCGACGAAGTGCTGTCAGGGTTTCCAAACGACGCAGGGCGTTTCTTCTACTGCGCTAAGGCCAGCAAGTCCGAGCGCAACGCAGGGCTGGAGGGGCTGCCGGAACGTCGCCAAGATGAGGACGATTACGAAAGGGCTGGCACTACAAACCCTCGGAACAGAAGCCAAGCCCTACGCCAGAACTTCCACCCCACCGTCAAGCCCCTTGCCCTGATGCGCTACTTGGTCAAGTTGGTCACCCCCCCGAACGGAACCGTGCTAGACCCGTTCCTCGGCTCCGGCTCAACGGCAGTGGCCTGTATCCTAGAGGGCTTTGACTGGGTGGGCTGCGAGATGACCGAGGACTACTGGCCCATCATCGAGGCACGGGTGGCTTGGGCGCACCAACAACAAGTGGAACCGAAACAAGAAAAGTTGTTCTGATGACGAAGGTGGAATAATGGGCGGCCCTAAGCCACCGTGCGACTGCCATAAGGCACAGAACCGTTCCGAGGAACTCCTTTTGGAACTTATCTCTGAGCGACTGCTGAAATACAAGCCCACGTCAAGCGACGAACCGCCAACCGAGCGAGTCACGGGCTATGACGAGGGCTGGTGGGAGTGCTACCAACAACTCTGCGACATTATTGACGCACACACCGAGGGAAATGAGCATAGGATTTTCCAATGATTCGTTTTTCCCGTTGGCTCGTAGAACACGATGGTTATAACGAGGGTGCGTTCGTAAAGTATTACGTCGAAGCCTCGGATAAAGAACGCGCACTACAACGCCTCTACTCCAAAGACCGTGACTTGGACTGGGGTAGCGAGCGATTCACCACTCGTGTAACGTGGCTAGAAGACCTATGAGCCAGACAATCATTCCAAAGTTTGACAAAGGGCAAAAAGTCTTTACTCGCTTTGGGCGCGAGATAACGATTGAAGCCGTAGAGGTAGATGTCTACATAACCTACGTTGCGGCCAATGCCTCGTGGAGTGAAAGCGAACTCCGTGCTGATAAACCCGTAGGTTGCGCCCATAGAGGCCCAGATGGCTCGTATTACGGCGTAAGTAGCCCGCCCGATGAAATGGATTACGAGTTCGTTTTCTGCCCTCTCTGCGCCGTTAGGCTCGCCCCGCCAATAAACAACGGGATTCTCTAAACCCCTATGTAAGATTGCGGGTATGAACAACGAAACCCGTGCTGAAATCGAATCTTGGATTCGCCTCGCCAAGAAGAAGCCTAACTACTCCAAGTTAATTGGCAATCGAAAGGGTGAGCCAGACAATCAGAAACTTTACGACCAAGTAAAGGCCGACGCACAAAAGAAGTTCGATGTCTACCCATCAGCAGTCGCAAATGGCTGGGTCGTTCAGGAATACAAGCGGCGTGGCGGAACCTACTCGAAGCCATAACTAACCCCCGCTTTCCAAACTAGGCGGTAGTATGGCACTTATGAACCACATCATTTCGTATCTTTGGGGCTTTGGGGCTGGCATTGTGCTGATGCTGGTCGTATCTTTTCTGCGTCAGAAGTAGCAAATGAACCCGACAATCCAAAAACTCTTGGAGTTGCCAAAAGACCAGCGTGAGATTGTCCTCAACTCGCTTACACCCGAAGAGCTCTTCGCCGTACAGCAAGAGATTGAGGTAGAGCAAAACGCCCCGAAGCGACGCTGGTACTGCACTCGTAAAGAGTGTGATGGTGAACCACACGCCGGATTCCACTGGTGCGACCACCCGATTGACTCCGAGAACCACACGCCGTTCTGTAAACACGCTCGAACCCCACAGCGACCCCCATACTCCGACCCCGAAGCCCCGTGGCTTACTTGGTTCTTTAGTGGCGGCCGTGGAACCGGGAAAACTCGCGCGGGTGCTGAATGGGTGCTTGATTTAGTTTGGAATCAGGGCTACAAGCGTATTGCCCTCGTAGGGCGAACCCCAGCCGACGTGCGAGACGTAATGATTTACGGCGACTCGGGCATTATGAATTGCTCTGCGCCCCACGAGAAGCCGAGCCACGAACCAACGAAACGCCGACTTGTGTGGCCCAATGGCGCGCAAGCGTTCACCTACTCTGCTCACGCCCCGAGTCAGTTGCGTGGTCCACAGCACGATGCTGCGTGGTGCGACGAGTTGGCCGCTTGGTCTGATGCGGCAAAGGGCGATACTTTGGATACGAGTTGGAACAACCTAATGCTCGGTCTTCGTCTTGGCAAAGACCCAAAGGCTCTGGTGACTACTACGCCGAAGCGCGTGAAACTTGTTCGTCAAGTAATGGAACGAAAGACAACCACAATCACCAACGGAACAACCTATGACAATCTCAAAAACCTCGCACCGTCATTCCGTGACCAAGTGATGTCGGCATATGCCGGAACTCGAATCGGGCGACAGGAGCTCGATGGATTGGTTCTCACTGACGTCGAGGGCGCGCTATGGAGTTTGGAACTTATTGACTCGACCCGTGGGGAGTTGGTGGCGTGATAACGGTTAGGGCGGAAGACTTTATTCGCATCGTTGTCGGCGTTGACCCGGCGATGACGAGTGGTGAAAACGCAGACGAAACGGGAATCATCGTGGCCGCATCAGGGCCACACCAACCCGAAACTTGCTCGCTCGACCACTGCACCGTTCACGGCTACGTCTTAGAAGATGCCACAATCCCCAAGGGGAACAAGGCAACGCCCGAGAAATGGGCTACACGGGTCGTAGAGGCGTTTGATGAATGGGATGCTGGTGTCGTTGTCGTAGAAAGTAACGCTGGTCACGAGCTCTTGGAGATGACGCTACGCACGATTCGCCCGACACTCCCCGTCTTGCGACCCAACGCAGGCGAGGGTAAGAAAGCCCGTGCTGAACCTATCGTGGCGATGTACGAGCAAGGGCGCATCCATCACATAGGCGACCCTGCGCAGTTCGCCGCATTGGAAGACCAAATGACAACGTGGGTTCCCGGGCAAAGCAAGAGGGAATCACCCGACCGTATGGATGCCCTCGTATGGGCGTTGACGGAACTAAACATATCGGGCAGGAAACCCCGAAAGGCCCTGCCCGATATGATGCCGATAGATATGCCGCAGGCAAACGTTTGGAAAGGTATGTAGCCCTAAACGTCTAGTGGCGCAATAGTGAAACCTGTGAAGTCTGTGATTTCAAGGTTTTCAACGAAAGCGGTCTTCGTGTAGTTGAGAAGCGAGTTGAGTTGCTCGTCGCTCAATCCAAGCGTGTGACCGTTTGCGTCGGTTCCGCTCGTGAAGATAATGTCGCCAATAATGACATCAGTTTCACCATAGTTGTCAACCCACAGAGCCGTTCCCGTTGGATTCTGAATAGGGTCGTCGGATAACTTCCCCTCTTCATTGACCCACATCTCAACGTTGAGCGAGGGGATGCGGACGCACTCAATCCACCCACCTACGGCGGTGCGAATTGTGTCGTAGGAAGTTGAGTTGTCAAACTCCACAACTTCACGAACGTTGTTCGTAGAAATCTTTAGTGCTTTCTTCATAGTCACCACCAACTGTCGTAATAGATTTCCATATCTTGACGCATAGCCGTTTCCGCCTCATCAAGAAACTCCATAATTTCCTCGTAGTGGTGTTCGTCGGTCGCCCCGAAAAAGAACCCCTCCGTGTGAGGCAGAGCCTTGTTGGTGGCTGCCTCTCGCAAGTCTTTGAGGTCTTGAAACGTCAGGCGTAGGGGCTGGCAGTTGAACGCCTGCCAATCCTCGCTGATGTCCTCTAAGCCCTGCTCGGCACGCTTGCGGTGATACAACTCTTCCATCCAACCCTGTAGGTTGCTATTCTTACGCCACTGGGCAATCCGTTTGCTCGGCTCTACGGCGTATGAGAAATCCGTGTTGTCCTCATTGGGCATCACGGCAAATGCGTATTGGTCCAAACCCATTACTGACCCCCACCATTAGCGTTGATGAAGTCAACAAAGATTTGACGAGCCTTTGCTGTGTTTTCAATATTGTAGTGACTCATCGTTTGTCCGTCACAGGACATTTCTAGCGTCACGCCTTCGCCCTCAAGATACATCTCCGCACTTACGACGAAACCATTATTCAGGGTCACGACTGACGTGAGGCACTTGATACCGGGCTTCCATACGGGTTCGTATGGCTGCTGAACAGTAGTCATTACTAATCTCCTTTTCTCTGCTCTACTCTAGTTTAGTGCCTAGAGTTTAGTAAGTCAAGGATTTTCTTGAATACCCTCAAGAAAAAAACGGAGTTTTCCTTGCTCAACCGAATCCTGAACTGCTTTGTTTAGTTGGTTGATTGCGTTTGATAGGTTGGCGTTCGTTTCATCATTACGCCGTGTCGTGTCGGCTAAGAGTTGGGCCGCACCCTCGGCATATTGGTCAATCGTGAGCTCGCCCTTTAGATAGGCATCCATCATCTCGATTCCAATTTTGGAGTGTTCTACCAACGTGACGTGCTTCGCATCTTTCGCTCGCTGCTGAAATGCGTTGTCCACCGTTGCGATGAGGTATCCCAACTTCTCGGCCTGATGCTCGATAGAGCCGAGCACCGACGAATCAAAAGGTTCGCTACTCGCCACTGGGGGTATCTTCCGTAGGGCCTTCACCATCCGTGCCAACAACTTTCTCTAAGTCATCTACATAGACCTTGATGCGGTCTTCCGTGAACGCCAATACCCAGCCCAGCGCGTTGATTGCGCCAAAGTTCTGATTGCCCTCTGGTGTTTCCACTTTCGTAGGGTCGTTGGGGTCGGCCAATGCGTTGTGTTTCGCCACAAGTTCGTTGACGGTCGCAACGATAACGTTGTGGACGAACATCAACTCTGCACCGACCGCCGCTTCCTTAGTGGGCATAGCCTTAGCGGATTCTGCGGTTGGGTATTGGATATTAGGGGCGGTATCGCTCATAGCGTTCCTCTCGTGCTGAAATAACTCAACACATAGTAGGGGCTACGAGCGACCTGTGCCTAACTATTCTTCGTCAATGTCAACAAAATTGACGCAATCCTCATCGTGGAAGAACGCATCAAACTTCTTGATAAAACGCTCGTCTTCAGGGGTCGATACCCAGTTGATGTATCCATCGCAGCAAGCCTCGTAGACCTGCTTTGCGTCGGCCCATACGTTGTATCCGCCAGCGCGAAGCAAGGCGTTGTAGTTCCAACAAGCCGGGTGATTGAGTGGCAAGCCCTGAACTTCGTCGGGGTCGCACTCAACCTCTAGGGTCACTACATACTTCTTCGTTGCCATAGGCATCTCCTTTACTAAACCTACGTTTAGATACTACTAGGCGGCTGTGACATAGGCAAGAACCCACGCCACAACCGCCTAAATAGTGGTGATTAGTTAGCCGTAGTGACTGACGTAGCCGGAGTCTTCTTCAAGCGACTTGCGTAGGTGTAAATCGTTTGATAACTGACGTTCATATCTTTGGCGATACGCGCGACAGGCACTCCGTTGCTAAGACGCTCGTTGATGGACTTGATGTTGTCCACCGAGAAGCGAGTTCGACCCGGCTTTGGACCCGTCTTGCGAGCGTTCTTGCCGTTCTTACTCCCCACCGGGCGTCCACGTCGAGCGACGGACGTAGGCTTTGCCACTGCTGGGGTGGTGATAGCCGTAGTCGTTGTCTCGTTCACGAGGCGGATTGCCGAAGCGATGCTCGTGATTGCTGCCTCTTTACGTTCGGCGGCAACGTTGGTCAACGCATCGGTCAAAAGTGCGATTACTTGGTTGTTCTTGTTCATTTCACCTCCCCTCATCACGCCACCGAACTCTCGGTAGCGTTGAACACTTTGACGGAACCATCGGCAAACGAAGCCGTGATAGTTCCGCATACGGGCTCTAGTAGTGCGAAGCGGCGCTCAAGTTCCGCAAGAACTTCCGCACGGATAAGCGACGCACTCAAGTCAAGGACTGAGACGATAGACATCTTCACCTCGTCCATACTCCGAATAGGGTTGCCACCAAACGTGCCGTTGTCAATAGAGACAAGTGGTGATACATCCGAGTTGGAGCGCAAGATACTGTGTGCGTTGCCGAGCGTTCCTGAGTTATAGGGGAAGAACTCAACGTTGTTTCGCAACTCGATTCCTTCACCCGTCTGTTCATAGCGAGGTGTGACACGAGCGAACACATAGTTGAAGTTGTCTACCCTCGCTTCCACACGATTAGAGTTGCAATACTCAAATCGAAGTGATGAACGATTCTCTTTATAACGAATCGTTGAGTTGTAGAACGAAATCAACGAGGTGATGTCGTGGCGAGCAAAACCCGTATTGCTATTTGCTGGTAGCGGCGCAGACCCGTCAAGGATAGCGAGATACGGCGCGGCAAATGTTTCCGCAACCTCATCACCAAGATTGGCGACACGAGTTCGGATTGAGTTGCGGAAACTATTGAGAGCGCGCCTCAAAATAGGGTTGGCAGTTTGCTTGGCCTCGTCAATATCGGCATAGGTCTGCTCAACGTCGCTAATAACAATTTTCACGCTGCCGTTTCTACAAGACTGCTCGGTGTCGTAGTCAAGGGCATCGGCAACGGCGTAGCCCGTTGAGGCGGTAAGAGTCACCAAGAAAGGTGGCAACTTTCCACTAGACGATTCGGCTAGCGCCGCTAGGTTGTTTGCGTAGGCATAAACGCTCTGACGAATTGCGTTTTGGTCAATAGACATACGACTCATAACTCTCCTTAGAATCCCTCGTGGTGAAATGATTGTGAGAAGTCGGCGGCTTCCTGTAAGAAGTCGCTTGGAACTTCGCCTTTGATAGTGAGCGTGAGGATACCGAACTCGGCCAAAGCGATAAGGAACAACTCATCGGCAAGGTCGGGGTCAATAAGTATCCCGAACTGTGTCCACACCCGGAAGGAAATCCCACGCTTCGGATACTTGGCATCCGAGGGAACGTAGGAAGTCTCCCCGATTGTGGCGAGTAGGTCAAACGCGCTCGGTGCTGAAATAGTTTCGCCGTTCCAATCAACCGACCACGTTGCGTTAGTGGGGTATTTCATTAGGCAATCTCCTTGAGGCTTCGCCCAATAGCCTGAATGTCTTGGATAACGCCGTTGCGAACTCGCATATAGGTATAGGGCTTGACGCTCTCAATCCACTCCAACTCCACCTGCGCCTCGTCACACGCCTTAGCGAGCAACGGCACGGTTGAGGCGAAGATAAGCGACCCCTTTTCCGTTGAGCCTATAGCGAGAGGTGAATCCGTCACACGGGCAAGGTGTAGGTCACGCTTGTCCCGTGCGTCAAACCACGCCAACGCCGCCCGACCCTTGAGAGACTCGAGCACGTCTTCGGGCTTGTGTGTGGTGTTCGCCAAGAGAGCGAACGCCGCTTCCGAATCCACCTCGCCGTGACGCTCGCATTGGAGAGCATCAAAGATAGCCTTATCGTTTGCTAGGTGTCCGTTGTGAACGCCCACGATACGACCCGACACAATCGGGTGGTTGTTGAGGTTGTCCTGTGGTGAACCCTGTGTAGCCCAACGAGTGTGAAGGATTGCTCGCTTCGTTGTCTTGGGCATCTTGGCAAGATAAGGCTTAAACGCCCACGCTGGCACGGGGGCTTTACTCACGGCAATCCCTGCCTTCTTATTCTTCTCGGTGAATACCCACGAAGCACCTGTGGCGTGTTGCCCTCGCTCGACAATCTGGTCCAAGAGACACGACGAGAGGCGAGTGGGGTCAAGACCCTCACCGGGGGCTAGGCAAAATCCTGCGATTCCACACATACTTATACCCCCTTAGTTCGTTGCGCCGGTGGCGCGGAGTCGGGCCTCTTCACGGCTACGCTCAAGACGCTCGGCACGACGAGTGAGGAACGAGCGAGTCTCCGAGTGGAGTGGAACGCCGTTCAGCAATCCGCCAAGCGAACCGAAGTCCTCATTGGCGTTCGTGGAGCTCGAACCCTTTTCTACAAGGGCGAGCAAGAAGCGAACCCACGAGGTCAACTTCTCGCCATTGAGCGTTCCTTGGTGCTGACGGAACTCAATCGTTCCATACTTGGCGTAGGAAGCGAGGTTTACAGCGTGGTAGCGGTCGTAATACTGAAGTGCGTTACCAAACCGACTCGTCTCTAAGGCGGTCGTCGCACTAGCAAAGTCGTTCACGACACGGCTATTACGAGTTGCGTTGTCAATGGGCTGGCAATAGATATTGCGCCAACGGCTACGAGCAATCAACTTGTTGATGTTCTCCTGATTCGCCGTGTAGAGGTCCATAATCTTCACCACGTCACGACCAACCAATCCGTCCATACCAACGTGAACGTGAAGCCCACAGGTCTTGTCGGTCTTGCCACCGATACCCTGAAGCGTGTTTACGGCGAGGGCGGCCACAGCCATACCCTCTTCGCCACGCAGGATAGGTGAAACCAACTCAATGCCGTGACCCTGACCCGTGCCACGAGAGTTTACGGAAGCGTCGTAGACAATCTTCCACCACGTCCGAGTGACGTGATTGTGATTCTCGTGTCGGCAGTCAATACCAACCTGATATAGCGCGTCAATCGCCGCCTGTGGGGTGATACCGAAGAACTCGGCTTCGACACCAAAGGTGCGGTCGCTCGGAAGCATTGGGAACTCGGCCGTGTTGCTCACGATGTCGAGAGCCGTGTCTGCGTCACCACTTGCGCGACGACGAGCCGAAGCACGAACGGCCTCTGCCGCCGACTGTGCCTTTGGGCGACCATTAGCGTCAACGTAGCCTAACTGGGCTGCGATGTTGATGTAAGACATACCCGTCTGGCGTAGGTTCCAAGCGGTGTCTTGGCGACGGCGAGTTGCCGCCCGGGACCGGTCCACGTTGGACCAGTTGTAGTTCTCAGGTCGGTTTACAACCGGCATCTGAATCTCCTTTGCTTTCGTAGGTCATCGTTGCCTACATACTCAACTCTAGTTTAGTTTGGAACCAATGTCAAATATTTGTTTGGATTTATTTCGCCTTGTAAATAAAGGGCTTTGAGGTGATAACAAAAAATCTTTGACAAACTCAACCTTACTAAAGTAATGTTATGTAAGTCAAATCAAAACTAAGGAGATAGAGATGACGAAGTATCAACCACGCCACGCAAAGAAGAAAGTTCGTGGCAATGAATACACGCCCGCCGTGTGGACCTACTCATTTATGTTGGGTGTGTTTGTAGCGGCGATGCTTGCTCGATTCGTTCACGGCGTAGTGACGCTTAGTTGGGCCGCATCATTCGCACGAGTGTTTGGAATCGCCGGGGCGTTGACTGTGGTGTTCGCTTTCATTATGGCGGGCATCTACCTCTCATACATCGCTCGGATTGAGCGCCACAATGAGAAAGTTCTTGCTGAAATCTTTAAGCACGTTCGCAAGTAATCCACGCACTACTGCCCTCTAGGTAGTAGTGTCGTGGGCTATGGCCAAAGAAATAGATAGAGGTCTAGCGACCTTTGAGCAACGCTTGGAAACTGAAGCGAGGGCGTTGCCAATCATCAAGGAATATATCCTCTCGCTTGATGCGACGATGGACCTAGAAGATGCCGATATTGAAACGCAACGCCGTGATGATATTGACCTCTTTTGGACACGCGCGCACAAGGGCAAGACCACGACTATCTCTATTGAGGTCAAGGGCGATACGACTATTCAGAACTCGGGCAACTTCGCTTTTGAGACAATCAGCAACGAAATAGGTTTCACGCAGGGTTGCTTTATGCGAAGCAAGGCCGACTACTTCTACTACTTCTCTATTGAGACAAACGAACTTTGGATATTCCCGCTTGCCCCGGTGCGCGAGTGGTTTATCCGTGAGGTGGGGTCACGGGCCAATCGCTTTGTAAGTTTTAGGACACACACGATTCGACCAAATGGCTCGGTTTACGTTACTCGTGGCTACCTCGTTCCAGTGAGGGACGTTGAGCGCGCGTTCGGTTCCGAACTTCGTTATCGCCAAATCCAACGACTCGTTCCGACCAATGCTGAAATCGAGACACTCCTTGCGACGGAGTTCAACGCCACGCTAGAGGAATAGTCGGGTGGAGCTCGTTGACCTACAAGCCTCTGGTTGGGTAGCGACTTTATACCCGTGGGAGTTTGACCTTGCTCAACGTATTGGTATCGCTCGCGCCGAGCAAAACCTCACGAAGAAAAATCGTCACTCCTACGATGCCGAGAGACTTATGGCAGACAACGAGCTCGCCAACGTTCACTCCGTCGCTGCTGAAATCGGTTGGTCTTGTGGGCCGAAACTCGGCTGGCTGGTTGCGAGTGCGCCGAGTGCGCGCCAGCAAACGGCGTTAGAACCGAAACCCGTGTTCGCTTGCTCGGTGGTGGCTACGCTAGGGCGTTGTGGGAAGTTGGCAAGAAATACGAAGACCCAAACAGAGTTTTCGTTTCAGCAAGCAGACTCACGCCAATTTCGCTACTCTTACCTAACGGGAAAGGCGATAGATGAAACTCTCTTTGGCGATGATTGTCCGTGACAACGAAAGCGTATTGGGGCAAACCCTTGAGTCAGTAAAGGGCTTGGTTGACGAAATCGTTATCGTTGACACAGGCTCTAAGGACAACACAAAGGCCGTTGCTGAATCGTATGGGGCAAAGGTCTATGACTTTGAGTGGATAGACGACTTCGCCGCCGCCCGGAACTTCTCTTTTGAGAAAACGACGGGCGACTGGATTATGTGGCTCGACTCTGGTGATGTAATCCCACCGGATTCCGTTCCAAACTTTAGGAAGATGCGAACCGCCAACTTTCTAAGTGACCCCAACACGGATATTGAGGGCATAATGCTTCGCACCAACCGAATTATTGACCCGAACGGCGAAGTTCTCCAGTGGTATTACATCTGCCGAATTGCGCGCAAATCAGCAAATCCAGTTTGGGTAGAGCCAATCCACGAAACCATCGCCACGGATAACAACCGATTCTTTACGTTCCTTGACACGCCTTACATCAACGACCCATTGGCGTTCTACCAAAAGGCAACCGATAGGAACCTACGAATCCTTGAGAGGCTCAAGGCAAAGGGCGACGTATCAGCACGAACCTATTACTACCTAGGTCAAGAAGAATTGGCACACGGAAAGTTTGACGAGGCCGAGGCCGACTTCATCGCGCTTTTGGAAACCAAAGACTTTACATACCAACGCTACTTCTCACTAATTCACTTAGCGAAAATCGCCTACGCAAAAAAAGATATGGGGCGAATGGTGAATTGGCTACAACAAGCCGTGTTCTTTGACCCCACTAAGCCTGATGCGTTTATTGGTCTAGGCGATATCTTCTTTGACCAAGAGCAGTGGCTCAAGGCGATTCCTTTCTACAAGGCGACGCTCGGTATGAAAATCGTCAATGACGGCGCACCGACAAACGAATCGTTCTACAACTACTACCCACTAGGCAAACTTGGTTTCTGCTACCTCAACACGGGAAACGAAAAAGAAGGCTTGTATTACTTGCGCGAGGCGGAGAAACACGCCGTTGGTGAAATCAAGAACAACTACAAGAAACTCATCAAGGACATTAGTACCCAAAGAAAGAAGACCAAATGAAACTTCTCTTAGAGGCAGACTTTCGCGCTGGGGAGATTCGATTCGCCCGTGAAAACAAAGATGGGTTTATCGTAAGCCAACTCCCGGTGGCCACGATTGAGAGCCCAAACATCAAGCAGGTATTGGATAACTCTGCTGAAATCGCTGCTGGCTTCGGCTGGTCAATATCGAGTGAGTGGCAAGAATCAGAATCGGGTGTAGTTATGTGGGCGTATGTTGAACCCACGCCCACCAAAGTCTCGTTCATCTGCTCTGAAATTGTCTCGGAAGAAACGGCGGCTTCCTACGCACAGATGGCGGGGTTCTCGGTAGCCGGAGTAGCCCACCAAGAACTCGTAGCCGACGAGGGCAAGGTGATTGCCACGCTTCGACTCCACGAGCCGTTCGGTTGGACATACGACGACTTCACTGCCAACGAGCCGTTCGCCTACGATGATGAGCCGTTTGTAATCGAGTGACACACGCCTACGACGAACACTTCAAGGTCTGCTTCTCATACGCCAAGAAGTCGCCAGACCGGTCCACGCAAAACGCCGCCGTGCTGATATCAAAGTCCGGGCAAATCATCTATCAGACAATCTCGGCAAATAACTTCCCCCACGGCGTTCCAAAGTCGCCCGACCGTTTAGAGCGACCAACCAAATACTTCTATACGGAACACGCCGAGCGAAACGCTATTTACGCTGCGGCAAATGCGGGTATCAGCACGAACGGCTTGACGATGGTGGCAATATGGGCCTCGTGTGCCGACTGCGCTCGCTCAATTATCCAAAGTGGTATTACGACACTTGTTCGCTACAAGTTGGAAACGCCCGAACACTGGGAAGCATCAGTTGACGCTGCTGAAACGATGTTCCGAGAGGCCGATGTAAAACTCATAGATATCTCCCACGAGATACCGAACGTAAAGCCCATACTTCTAAACGGACTTGAGTGGATTCCAAAATAAATCCTTGTTTGTGTCACTATACCCTGATACAGTATTGGTATGGAAAAAATAACAAAAGAACAGGGAAACGAGCTCTGCGAAAAGGCAGTTGCTCTTCGTGTCGAGCAGATGCTCGCATACAGGTCAGGTGATTCGGCCAAGGCGGAGAAACTCAACGCCGAGGTAGCAGAAATCATCAAGACGGTCGGCCTCGCATTTGACAAGACCGTAACGTTCAAGGTTGTTGCCGAAGCGAACAAGGTTCTCGACGGTCAGCCCCGTAGCACGATTGGATGGCTCTAATGGAAACGACCACCACGACGATTATCAAGGTGTGTAAGTGCGGTTGCACCGAAGCGGAACACCTTTGGACTTTCCCCTCGTACCCCGGGAGTAGCGAAGTCGAGTCGGAATACTTCTCTTGCCGTGAGTGCGGAGAAGCGGCGAATAGCAAAACGTTCGACCCGAAGTTTGTTTGCGAAGAGTTTGTCCTCGACCACATCGAGGGTGCGAAGCCCAACGAGAAGTTGGCTCTTTCGATAATCAACAACGACTACGAGTGGGTTTCTGTTATTGAGTTTATGAACGAACACCCCGACTACGGTGCGGAGTACGAAGCAACGGGCTACCACGTCTACAACTTCGGCTACACCAACTACTCGGATTGGCAGATTGAGGATGACGGTGCTTGGGATGCCGAACTCAAGGTTCTCGCCGTTGATGAGAATGGTGTCGCTACTCGCTACTCGCTCTACGGATGCGAGCGAGTCAACTAATGCCAACCGACTACATTATTGACGCAGACCTTGAGGGCGTAGTCCGTTGCTACTGTGGCGCGAAGTATTGGGATAACTTGCGTTGCGTTTCGTGTGGTGAAAAAGCAAACGCCGAACTCCTAAGCCAACTAATCGCCCTATGAGCGACCCTATAGTTTGATACAATAAAGGAAGACAATGACAAAACTTGACCCCAAAGAAACAATCGTATGGATTGACATTGAGACAACCGGGCTTGACTTCAAGAAAGAAGCGGTGCTCGAAATCGCCGTGGTGATTACAAACAACGACCTTGAGATGATTGACTCCTACTGCAATATCGTCAAGACCCCGAAGCGTAAGTTGCGTCGTATGAACGACTACGTTCGTTGTATGCACACCGACTCGGAGCTCCTTGCCGACCTCAAGTATTTCGGGGGAACGCCGATTGCTGATGTTGAAAAAGAAATCCTTGAAGTGCTTGACCGCAACGGCTTGACCAAGAACTTGCTTTTGGCAGGGGCGAGCGTTCACTTTGACCGCCGTATGTTGGAAACCCGTATGCCGAAGTTGATGGCGCGATTCACGCATCAGAACCTCGATGTCACCTCGATTGGCAAGTTGGTTCAGCGTTGGACTCCGAACGCATACGACCACATCGTTATAGCGAGCGACCCTAATTCGTTCCCTCATCGCGCGTGGTATGACATCTGGGCTACCATTGACTTGCTAAAAGAGTATCGCCACTTCGTCTTTACCGACGAAACCGAGAAGTATCTAGCGGCAACGAAAGGAGAATAGTTATGGGTAAGAAAATAGAAGAGGCGTATTTCCGACTCTCAAACGAAACTCGTCACCACACGAAGTTGGCGCTTGCCAAGCAGACCGAGTTTGAGAACGGCTTTGCTCAAGGCTTTGCCGAGGCCCTGCGTATCGTGGCCGCTATCCGAGATGGGAAGAACTAGTGAGGGTCCACCCTTTTGTCCTTCTTATCCTTGTGCTGAACAGCGTGCTCTTAGTTATTGACAACCTACACGCGCACTAATGACTAAAATCTACAAATCAAGCGTCGATGGCGAGTTCGTTCCAGCCGTGACAATCCCAGCCAACCAAACGCTCGACCTTTGGTATTGCGACGTAAGTGGAAGTATGATTCTTGGTCAATACACAATCAACGGCACGACACTTAGTATCTATTGTCTTGGTGAAATGCGTTGGAACGTGAAAGACCCCGAATCGGGGAACGTTGAGATTTGGCGAAACGCAACCGATATCTCGGTAGAAACCGATGACGAAATCTTTTTGTTGCTAGACAAGCAACTCGTTGACGTTGATATGAATTGTTGGTTTGAGGCGTTTTTTGCTGATGACGACGAGAGCACGAACCTTATCGGCGGAAGCATTGACGAAATCCTAGAGATGTGTTGGGAAACGTTCAAGTAATGGGCGTTTTTATTATTGTCTTTTTCGTGTTGTTGCTCGCCGGGCGAAAGTATCGTTAGTGTTCGACGAAAAGCGATACGTTCTGTTTCAGCAGAAACTAGGCGACTACACAGTTCGGATTGAAGAAGCGACCGGGCAACTCAACGAAGTCGTCCTTTACACGCCCAAAGAGCGGCTCGTTTTTGCCCTGTGCAAACACTTCGACAACGCCGAGAAAACGGCGAACCGAATCATCACGGGCCTCAATCGTGGACGAACGTTTAACCCGTGGTGAAATGACCGACCCCAACAAAGAGTTCCAAGACCTCTTCTCCAACGAAGAGATTGAGTTTGGTATTAACCAATACGCCGAAATCAAACTAGGTATGAGTGGTAAAGAGTTCGCCAACAAGGTGCGCGCTGGGGAACCTGTCCACTTGCTACACAAAAAGGCACAAGAGGTGGCTAATCTTGTCCTATTGCTAGACAAACGAAAGGCAGGGGGTAATGCGTAGGTTCGCAAAAGAGTGGCTTAGAGAGGCTCGTAGCACGTTTGGTGAAATGAGCCCATCAGAAGCAATCGCTAAGGCGTGGCTCGGCCTGCTTTTTGTGTCCGTATTCCTCATCTTTTTCGCCATCTTTGGTATGTTGGTCTACCTATCAGTCCTCGCAACTTCCGTGTTTTGGGGAATCTGGTTGGTATGGGTCGGTATGGCGATTACGTTATGGGCGTTGGGGAAAACGAAATGATTGTGCTGAAGAACTTTATTGCTCGGCTTTTTGTTCACAAAGAGAGCGAAGATGATTTCCTCTCCGAAGAGACACAGATAGAAATCGCTAAGGACGAGGCGCTAAACTCGGCTATCCAACTATGCGTTATCCAGCAGGGCGTCCTCTCTGGGCTAGTCCAATCGCTTGACGAAATGGGAATTGAAGTCGGCGTAGACGAAGAGCTCAATGCTGAAATCGAGCGACTCGTAAGTTCGCTTCGCGCTTCCTACGACCTAGCCGGGGAAATAGTAGGCTTCAACGAAGTGTTAGAGAAAGAGTTAGAGTGACCGAAGACAACAAGCCAAAAGAAGAAATCAAGATTGAAGTTGACTTTGGTGAAACCGCTATTCAGGTCGGCCTAGAGCAAGTAATGAAGATTCACGAGATTGAGCGAACGATGCTCACTCGTGCTATCCAAGTAATCAACGGCTTGACGAAGATGCCTGCCGAAGAGATTGTTGCCCAACTATCAGCAGGGCTTAACGAGGAATATGACAACGCCGTGACCACTGCACAGGCGGCCACGAACGTTGCCAAACTCTATGTTCCGCCGAAGCGAACGCTAGACCTCTAGCGAACGACTACGAAGTAGTGCGGAATCTTTTTGGGCTTCGGCTTGGGGTTTGCACGAGTAGCCGTAGGACGTGGAGACAACCACGCTGGCTGTGACGGTGATTTGGTCACGGGCGAATACTTAGAAAACGTAGAAGTCCACAAGTCTTCGTCATCACTAACGACCTCATCAAAGATTTCCGAGTCAGCGAAGTCGTCTTCGTAAGAGTCGAACGGGTCCTCAATCGTTTCCGAAAACAAGTCGGCCAACTCTGGGTCGCTAAGCATCTCTTCCCAACGCCACTCGTCTAAGAGGTAAAAAGGCAAGTCTGCCTTTGTGCAATCAAAGAACGCCATCCAATCTTCGTCTCTCATACCTCGCGCGTGGTCCTCGGTAATCCCGAACTGCCTCACGCAATAGTTGTAATCGTCTTCCGCCATAAACGACGAAATCTCAATCTTCTTACTCACTTCCACCACTCCTTTCTTTCTACACAGGTCCAATCGTTGTTAGGAACTTCGCTTCCGTGCTGATGCGTCCACGCACAGATAGTTGCCTGCAGCAAGTCGCCGTTAGGCGTTTCAACACTCGTTTCGTTGAGCGTGTATCCCGCACCGATTTCCATTTCAAGCATCGAAATCGTTTGGTCATTCAACTTGATTTCGTAGCACTCGCCAACTGCCTTGTCTGCGATTGAGCCACTCCACACAAGCACTGGGTATTGTTTGTGTGTGTCGGGGTAATACAACTTTGCCCCCTTGATAAACACCTCGCCCAAGTCTTGAACGATTGAATCCTCAATCCAATTGTGTAATGCCTCGCCCTTACGAAGCGTTCCGTATGCCACGAAAAGAATCGTGTCGGGAAGCACCGGGGCTTTAGGTTCGTTGTTTATTGTCATAACCCTAGTTTAGTATGTGCTGATATAAAAATCAAGGATAGATGCTTGACTATGGTTTAGCGACAACATACCCTTGATATGACCAAAGGAGAGAAATGATTATCGTAGGACTAATTGCGCTAACGGCTTTTTTCGGCTGGCTCGCCTCATTTGACAACTACGGCGACTAGAAACTAGGGTTTCGGCCAACAAAGGAGAACAATGAACTACCCCGACGACAATATCGTTGTTATCAGCACACCGCCCAATCCCGACCCGTGGAAACTTTATGTAGGGCGTAGCGACCAAATCGTTTCGCAGATGAATCACTTGTGGAATACGCCAAACGGCGGTCTTATGGAACCAAAGTTCTTTTCCAACGTCGAAGATTATCTCTTCAGCAGGCACAACATAGTCATCATCTCCCCGTGGGTTGATGAAGTCGAGTTCCTCGTTGCGCACTACGCCAAAGCATAATGAACCCAATACGGCGCAACATATACCGCCGACTTCACGCTGATTCACTAAAGACCGGGGTTGCCGACGGCTATCTCGTTGAGCGTTTCAATAGCAAGATTGTCGGCAAGATAACCCCACTTGGCAACATACCTCTACGAGAAGATGATTTAGAGGCTGTCCTTGACGAACTAGATATCACGCCTAGTGGTGATTGGCAGGATACACAACGAACCGGCCTACATAAAGTAAGGTGCTTACTAGGACGGAACTACGGAGTGAAATAAGTGTCGCAAAGTATCGTGTTTGTTTCTTGGCCAGAAGAACGCAACTGTAAGGGCGCATCAACCCAAGAGTTTTTCCCTGAAAGAAATATCACGCCGCCGATACATCTTCTTGAGAAGTGCGACCAGTGCGTATGCGCAAGTAAGTGTGCTGAATACGCCATAGACAATGATGAAATCTTTGGCTATTGGGGCGGGCTATCACGCCAAGACCGAGCGCGCGTCATTATTGCTCGTGGGCTAAAGAGAGCGTTTCGGAAGAAACCGACGAACTTTGTAAAAGAGATTCCGAGTTGCGAGCTCGGAGAGGGTCCGTCCGCAGAAGGATTTGTGGCACATCTTGACCGTGGTGAAATACCCTGTGTAGGTTGCCGAACTAAGTATCGAATCTATCAACGTCGAAAGTATGCCGTTTCAATAATTAGGCACAAACAAGAACGATAGAGTTTTTCCAAACCTTATTGTATTTTTGAGGTATGGCGCACACCACCCGGAACCTAATCGCTTCTATCTTCACGGCTATTCTGCTGACCGTTTCGTTAGTTTCGGCTTGCGGGGCAACAACCACAAAGTTTGGAAAAGTCAAGGCTTGCAGCACCGTTCCGTGGGTCCAAATCATTGACGTATCCTCAAACAACGTTCACCCGCTCGGCTGGACACAACTTTCTAACGCTGGTATCGCCGGGGTCTATATCAAGAACTCCGAGGGCAACTGGTATGTCAACCCATACGCCAAGTCTGATGCCAAAGGTGCGACGAGTGCTGGCTTGCCTTATGGCTACTACTACTTTGCCAATCCCCTCAACGTCGACCCAATCGTTAGTGCTAATTACTTTGTAAAGCACGGCGGGGCAAGTGGTCAGTTGCCACCCGCCCTTGACCTTGAAGTAGCCGGGGCTTCGCCAATAAAGACAATCAAGTGGACGATTGCGTGGCTTGACCAAGTTCGTCATCTCACGGGGCGCACACCAATCATCTACACGGGTGCTGAACAATCGTGGAGTTCGACGTTGGCGTTTGCCGGTTGGAACCTATGGCTTCCTGCTTACCCAAATGGCTACTCACGAGTAAGAAACGTCTGCTCGTTGCCTCTTCCAAAGTTGCCCGCTTCGTGGGATAATGCTGGCTGGACACTGTGGCAATACACGAGCGTTGCTAAACCCGCCGGAACGAAGAACAACACGGATATTGAGGTTGCTATTGAATCGTGGTTTTCTCGGTGGACTGGTGCGGGAGTGGTGATGCCCACAAAGGGAGTGACGAAGGTTCCCGTTCCGCTTTACACGACCGACTCGTATGGTGCGAAAGTCGTAGCAATCCAAAAGATTCTCGTGGCGCACAAACTCCTTGCCAAAAGCGAGGCGAACGGCGTATTCGGGTCGGCAACAAAGACCGCCCTTGAGAAGTGGCAAACAGTTATTGGCGTAAAGGCCGACGGCGAGTGGGCTGCTGAAACGCAAACTGCAAGTAACTTCTATATCGCACACGGGTATACGTTGGTCACATACAAGGCGATGAAAAGCCTCTACACACTTCTTCACTCGTTCCATATCAAGGGGTTCTAATGATTGCTTCAGTCACTATCTCACTAACCACATACGCCACTTGGCAGGCGCTACTTGTTGTGTTGTCAATAGTTTCGACTTCCCTCAATATCTGGAAGTCGACTCGTGGAACGAAGCAGAATGATGCGACCACGCTGGCTATGAAAGACGAACTAAAGGAAGACCTGCGTGAACTCAAGAAAGAGATTCACCAGACGCGCCAAGACGTAGAGGAAACCACGATACGCCTAGAAGCACACATTGACCGAACCTCAGTTGCCGAAGTAGAGCAACTCAAGCCCAAGCGTCGTAAGAAGGTTGCTGATGAGTGACGAAGACAAGGCCGTAGAGGCCCACGTTTCCAAAGTTACGCACAACTACACAGTTCGCTTCCCCGAACACCCAGCGCGCGAAAACGACCCTCACTATATTGACTTCAACCATATTCACACCGCTTGGAAAAAAGACCCAGACAAGTGGCAGTGCTTTATTGGAAAGCATCGGGGCGATTTCTCGGAGTGCGACCTCGTGCATCCGTTGGAACTTCACCACGCCCACGTTGAGTTCTCGCTACAGAACGGCATTGAGTTGGCGTGGCTAGAAAAGGACTACCCCGGAATCTCCGACCCAGACAAGTTGGGCGCGTGGGTGGAGAGTGCTGACAACCTAATGGTCCTTTGTCAGTTCCATCATCGAGGTCACGGCGGCGCGCACGTCGCTTCCGCTAGTGACTTTGAGGGGTTGAAGTATGTCCGGGGCTTGATTATCTAATGATTATTGTCGCACTTCTCACGCTGGCTTGCTTCCTCGTTTCCAATATCGCCTCGACGTTGATGGTTCAGGCCGAGAGCCGTAATCGTGCTGTTATGAGTGGCGTATTTGAGGCACTCTACGCTTTGTTTTGGATTGTGGCCGCCAAGTATTCCGTAAACACTCTGAATGGACACGACACAACGAACACTATTGTTGAGTTGGTTGCCCTCGTCGCCGGAAACTTTTTGGGCGCGTGGGTAGGCGTGACGATTGGCAAGAAGTTTGTGACCGACCACGATGACGTTGCCACGAAAGAACGCCTTGCTGAAACGGAAGCGGCGCTGGCGCTAGCCCACCGAGCACTTGACGAGCTCGAAGACGAGATTGAGATGCACCACGAACTAGACGAGGAAACTCGCCACTAAAAATAACAAAGCCCACCCGATTTCTCAGGTGGGCTAAGTGGTGATTCGCTTTGGCTACTTCGTAGCGAAGTCCTCTACGAAGATAAACCCTGCGTCGTTGCCCTCCTCGTCGGAACTAGGCACGAGTGCCTTGCCGTTGTCGAGGAAGATTACGAACGGAACGCTTCCGTAAGAGTCGTCCCAGCCATACATCTCCAACTCGGCGGGGGTGAGCGGGCGAACGTTGGTGATTGTCGCACCGACCAATCCGCCGAACTCCTTGTTTATGTATTCCTTGTTCTCCGACACTTCTTGTCTCCTTGTTTGTTATGTAGTTCCTTACATAACTAAATATAGTTTGGAACTATAGCCCTGTCAAGTATTTGTAAATCACCATACAAATAAAGGGTTTAGAAAGTTTTTCCAAACTATCCTTGCTTATGTCACAGAACCCCACTATAGTTATTTATGTAGAAATCAAACAAAGGAGAAACGATGACTACAGAAGTGCTGAAGGCAACTGAGAAGCAGATTGCCTACATCAACGACCTGCTCAACTCACGAGTTGCGCCGGCCAACCTGCGAAACCTCACGATTGACCTGCTCACTCGTGCCGAGGCAAGCACAATCATCGGAACGTTGCTCAAGCAGCCACGGAAGATTGGTTCGGGTCGCCCAGCCACTCCCCCCGTAGCGATTCAGCAGCCAGCCCCGGCGATTCCAACGCCCGTTGCCCCGAAGCCCTACGTCTACGTTGACCGCAACTTGATTCCCAACACCGTTCCCACTACGCAGATTCCTGTCGGTATCTACACTGTGGAACACGGCGACGGAAAGCACACCACGCTCAAGTTCACCGCCGACAAGTATCGTCAGGGTCAGTTGGTCGTTGCCTTGCTCGTGGGTCCCGATAACGAGTTGTCCTACAAGAAGTTCGGGAGCCTCACCGACAAGGGCGTAAAGAAGTTCAGCACGGTGAGTGTCTCGGAGAAGACGATTGCCGCCTTGCAGTTCCTCTTGACGGGTGGCGTGGATACGGCTCGTGAGAAGTTCCTCGAACTCTCGGAAGCCCACGCTTTCGCTTCGGGCAACTGCCTCGCTTGCCTCAAGACCTTGACTGTCGGACAGTCGGTTCGTCGGGGTCTTGGCCCAATCTGCGCAAAGCGTTTGGGGGTGCTGTAATGACCCCCAACGCTACCTACAAGATTGCTATCACCCCCAAGATGGTTGGCCTCAAGTTGATGTATGAGATGTTGCTTATCCGTGACGTTGAGGGTGGCATCTCGGGTCCGTTTTCGGAGAAGTCAACTGTGGCCGCAGGCGATTGGAACGATGCCTTCGTCAACGTTGATAACAAACTCGGCAGTTGGGGCTACAAGCGTGACGGGGCGTTTGGTGAAATCAACGCCAACGGCTTCGCAACGGCTAAGGTTGTGCCACTATGACAGTCGCATACACAAATAATGGGATTCTTCTTTGCCTAGCGTGTGTAGACCGATTCGGTTTGACCGACCCGAACAACCGTGCGCCCGAAGACGAGCTCCTACCCGTTGACCTTGATTTGCTGAAAGCAAACGAGGCAATCTATGGGCGGCCACTCCGTTGTAACTCCCCCGTGTGTGGCGAGCAAATAGTCACAAACTAACTTGTGTTCAGAACTCCTAGAGGCTAGAGTGTCCTCTAGGAGTTCTGTCATATCAAAGGAGATGCGATGCTATCGCAAGGTGAAATCCAAGAGCGAATCGAGAAGTTGGAAGACCATATTGAAACGTTGACCGACGAGATTCGCGCGGCAGGTCACGACGCTGCGATTGCTGAAGCCGACTACGAAACGGCGTTCGCTCAACAACGATTACTCGCCCGATACAACGCCAACGAAGAGGGCAAGAAGATTACCGCCCCGGCTACTGACGATACGGCAGTCGTAGCCACTGCTGATTTGCGTCGTGCGGCCTTGCTCGCTCGAAACAATCTCTCCACACTACGAGAGGCTTTGGCCGCCGCTAAGACCAATATGGACGGGCTACGCACCCTCGCTGCGTCACATCGCAATATCGTGTAGTTGATTACTTGTAGTTGAGTCACCTCTTGCTTTAGGTCGTGTTATCGTAGGGCAGAGGTAGCCCTATGGAAGCAAATCCAATCACAGAAGTAGAGACAAAAGTAATCGCACTAGAAGAGGGGCTTCGCGCCGCTATCAACCTTGATACGATGCGTTTAGCGATGCTGAATGACGCCGTTGATTGGATAGAAGACATAACCGGAATGGATAAATCCGAAATCCGCCGAGAGATTTCTTATCAAAGGGCTGGACAAGTAAAGCGTTCACTTGATACAATTAGAGCCGTTCGCAATCTTATTTGAGTTGCGAGCATAAATGCTGTAAATAGTAGAGAGAGAGGACTTTCAATGTCCGATACAACCATTACGGTCGTAGGCAATCTTGTCTCCGACCCCGAAGTAAAGTTCTTCAATAGCGGAGATGCTTACTGCAACATTACTGTCGCAGTCGGTAGCCGTAAGAAGGACGCCGATGGCAACTGGGTTGATGGTGAAACATCATACTTTGACTGCACCGTTATCGGCTCACACGCCACAAACCTTGCCGATTCGCTCGTGAAGGGTCAGCGCGTTATCGTGACTGGCTCACAGACTTCACGCGCCTACGAAGACAAGGAAGGTGTCAAGCGCACCGCCTACAGTATCCGTGCTACGGCGATTGGACCCGACCTGCGTTGGGCCACCGCGCAGGTCACGAAGTCTGTCGGCAACAAGAGCGAGGGTGGTTCTGTCCCCGCATCATCGCGCCAAGCACCTGCTCAGAGTTCTTTTACTGACGAAGAACCCTTCTAGGCGAAAGAGTTGATAGTGATTGCCACACGGCAACGCTAATCAAATCAGCCCCTAAGTCGAATCCATATCTCTATCTCCTTAGGTAGTGGATTCGGCTTAGGGGTTTTCCTGTATTAGAACACAAACACGCTTTTAGATGCTGTAGCATTTCCAAACGTGGACCTTCCAAACCAGCACGACGACGAGTTCGACAAAGACATCACGGGTTCAACCGACCCCATAAGTGGGTTTGCTGATTTGGAAAACTCGCAACTTGATGCCGTAGAAACGTTCCACGGGCTTTGGCACACGCTACAAACGATGATTCAGGCCGGGTGGAGTGAGTCGCAAGCCATACGATTCTTGGCTTTCTGCTCAATTTACGAGGGCGACTAGATGGAAGAGTTCGCCCAGTTTTTTGAGAAGAAAGAGGAACTGCCCGACTATATCTACCTAGAGCGAGACTTGCTCAAGGTGTTTATTGGGCCGCCGTGGAAAGAGTTTGCCCTTTGTCGCACTGGCGACGCTTGCCATATTGACAAGTTCTACCCCGAGGCCGGAACGCACGGCGGAAATCACCTTATCGCCCCACGAAAGATGTGTCTTGAGTGTCCGGTGAGATATGAGTGCCTAGATTATGGGATTGACGAAGCATTTGGCGTTTGGGGTGGCCACTCACCATCGCAACGTAGGCGTATTAGTTCAATGATGAAAAAGGGTAGTAGCCTTATAGAAGCCAGCAAGTTCATAGATATACGGAGTAGAGATGCCCGACGACCAGAATAGGGTAAATAACTTTGCTGAACTCGGTGCGTCAGGTCTTTGGCGCACGGGTGGATTCGTCATTGACGATATCCTCCCGCAACTACGAGGCCGACAAGCCCTTATTGCGTATCGGGATATGTCCGAAAACGACCCGGTTATCGGTGCGATGCTGTTCGCTATCGAGCGCATCATTCTCCAAGTGGACTGGCGTGTAGACCCCTACGATGACGCAGAAGGCACTACGCCTACCGATGCTGATAGGGAAGCGGCAAACTTCGTTCAGGAGTGTATGGACGATATGAGCCACTCGTGGCACGAGTTGATGATTGCTATCCTCTCGTTCCTCCCCTACGGCTTTGCTTTCTTTGAGATTGTCTACAAACAGCGCAAGGGTCCAAACCAGAAAGACCCCTCGAAGCGTTCCAAGTTTTCCGACAACAAGATTGGGTGGCGCAAGATTGTTATGCGCGCCCAAGACTCACTTTGGCAGTGGCAGTTTGACGAATCGGGTGGCATCAAGGCGTTTATCCAGCGTGACCCCACGACTGGTCGCCTCAACGTAATCCCCGTCGAAAAGGGTTTGCTGTTTCGTACTACGGCGGCTCGTGGAAACCCCGAAGGTCGCTCAATTCTCCGTAATGCGTTTAAGTCGTGGTATTACAAGCGTCGTATCGAAGAGTTTGAGGCGGTGGGCGTTGAGCGTGACCTTGCCGGTCTTCCCGTTGCTTACGTTCCTGCCGAGTGGTTGAGCTCTACCGCCACCCCTGCTGAAAAGATGGCGTTGGGCGCGATGCAGACAATCGTGCGTAATGTCAAGCGAAATGAAACCGAAGGCATTATTCTGCCGACCCTCTTTGACGAAAATGGCAAGCAACTTATTGACTTTAAGTTGCTGAATAGCGGTGGCGCACGACAGTTCAACACCGACCAAATTATCTCTCGCTACAACCAGCAAATCTCAATGACTGTCTTGGCCGACTTTATTATGTTGGGTCACGAGAGCGTTGGCTCGTTTTCGCTTGGTACTTCCAAAATCGAGTTGTTTATGGCCGCCGTAGAGTCGTGGGTCCGGCTGATTGCCGAGGTCTTCAACTCCCACGCTATTCCACGCTTGATGAACCTCAACGGCTATGACACCGAGCGTTGCCCGACCCTTTCATATGGTCAGGTAACAGCAGTTGACCTACAAGAACTCGGCGGATTCTTGGGAACGCTTACCCAAAACAAGTTGATTACGCCCGACAACAACCTTGAAGACTTCCTGCGTGAACTCGCCGGTCTGCCTGATTTTATGTCACAGCCAAATGGTATGGCACAGAACCTACGCTATGGCGATGGTGGACAGTTTGCCCAACAGCAGATTATGGAAGGCAAGCACCCATTTATCGGAGTCAAGAGCCCCGTATCTGGTGGAAGCGATGCCACCGCCGGTCCAGTCCAAAACCCGCAGGGCGGTGTCAACGACCAATCGGGCGGTTCGGGATTACAAGCGGATATCAGCAGTCACGGCTATCCCGGCGAAACAGGTCAAGTGCCACCATCGGCAAAGGGCAACACAAAGAACACGACCGGGCAAAACGGTCCGCTTACGAACAATCAAGGCACGACTTCGTGAAGCGAATCCTCTTTGTAAGCGCGCGCCATCAAAAAAAGAAGAGTGCAAATAGTCTTCTTCGTATACAATCACCACTCAAAGCCGCAAAACGCCCACGCTCAAATTAGAGATTTGGAAAGCGTAGGGTAAAGTAATGTCTAGAAAATCCACAAGGAGTCGGCTATGTCACAAGTAAGCATCTTTGATGTCGTTGCTGATGTTGCTTTGGGCGACATTATCAAGAACCACAACCTCAACGTAAGTGTTCGTGAAGGTGCCGCAGACCTTATCAAAGAGGGCTACTTGACCGCCGATGTTATGGCCGTTTCTAAGGGCGATGGTGAAATGGAGGTTGTCTTGGTTCCCAACGATGAAATCAAGGATAACTCCCCAATTTGGAAACGACTCGCCAACAAGGTATTTGGAAATCCCGACGAAGTTCTATCTGCCGGGGCAGAACAACGCCTTATTTCTCGCAACGTTGCTAAGGGTTTGGCTTCAGTTGAGCACCCATTTGTCAAGAGTGCCAACCCTTTTGGTGATTCCCACGCCTGTTTGATTTGCGGCTCAACCAACCAAGTTGATATGTGCGCCCCACTAGACAAGGCAGTTGGATTCCCCTTTACGTTCAACACAAGCCCCGTAGCCCCATCCGCCGATATCCCCAACGACGGCGCGGTGCAGGTACAACTTGACCCAAATACAGTTGCCTCAATCCTTAGTGCCGTTCAGAACCCTACGCTAGTAGCCCCATCCGAAGAGTCGGAGAGTTCGTCGTCAAGCCACTCTGCTGAAATGAGTATGGAAAGTTCTTCATCAAGCAGTAGTTCTTCATCAAGCAGTAGTTCCTCGTCTTCGTCGAGCGATGACTCGTCAAGTAGTTCCTCGTCATCATCTAGCAGTTCATCAAGTTCTAGTTCATCAAGTTCTAGTTCATCGTCAAGTTCTTCTTCGTCGGGTTCGGGATTCCTAAGCAACCTCGTAGACGAGGGCTCGGAATCATCTAGTAGCACGGGAAGTAGCAGTAGCGGAATCTTGGGCGAAAACTGGCGCGATGGTCTTGACCCGTGGCAAATCGAACTTGCTGAAAACCTTGACGAAATCGTTTCGGAAATCGGCCGCATCCCCACGACTGATGCCAACTACACCGACTTCTCCCCGTACCTCTCAAGCGGCCAAACGTGCGGTAACTGCATCGCATCTGGCGAGGCTGGTTGTGACTGGGTAGCGGTTTCGTGCGTAAGCGATGGCTGGTGCAAGTTCAATATTGTTCCAGTCCTGATTCGCTCTTCTGCTGAAACGGCCTCATTTATGGCTAACCCGGAGGTTTCCAAAGTTCAGAGCCTCGCTTACGGCGACCAAATAACCGACGACTCGTCTTCGGATTACTCTGACCCATTTGGTATGCAAGTAAACGCAGATGGAACTTACGGCGCACCGCTCACCGACCCAAACTCCGCACCGAGCCGTGACTCGCTCGCTAGTGGCCCAATGCTGAAATCACAGCCCGCATTAGGCTCGGTTCACGTTGACTCAACTCAATGGGGTGGTTCGGTGGAACCCGAGCTCCCAGAAACGATGACCGTTCTCGAAAGCCAGATGCCAGAACCCCTTACGGAGTTTGGTGAAGTTATCGAAGATGACTCAATCCCGGGAACTATTCGCAAGGATGCCGACCTGCGTTACACGCTCGGACCTTGGTACGTTCCATACTCGTCAGACGCACACGGCGAGTGGACTGACCCCAACGAGTTACAGCAAGCCCTTTGGGGATACGTTCGTTCGGGCGACCGTGACATTCGACTCCAACACAACGTAGATATCGTGGCTGGTGAATGGGTAGAGGCTATGACGTGGCCTTACGAAACCTCGTTGCCAATGGTCCAAGCCGGAACGGGTGCTGTTTCCAACGTCAAGTTCCCCGCCGGAACTGTATTCCTCGGCGTGATTTGGAAGCCGTGGGCGTGGGACCTCGTAAAGCAAGGAAAAATTGGCGGCTACTCAATGGGTGGCACTGGTGCGGGCATTGAAGTAGATATGCCCGCCCCCGACAACTATCAGACGTTCCCAGCAGTAAACCAGTAATCAGCACGGGGTATTTCCAAAGTAGGATGTAGTATCTACGCAGAACTACTGCGGAGGTTTTATGTCTATTGAATCGGAAATCGCTATTTGGCTCTCCGTAGCAAAGGGTATGAACGAATCCCTTGCTGACGTGATTCGCCACGACCAAGACCACGACAATTGGCACAAGATGCACGGCGACGCACCTTGCACCTCAGAGGCAGATTGCGCTCAAAAGCGAGCCAAATACGCAGAGGTTCAGGCTGAAGTCACTAAGGGTGATGTTGTCGGGCACGAGTTTCACGGGAATCAATACTCAAGTGGTGCTGAAGCGGCAGACCGAGCAAAAGCAATTTCGGGCAAAGTAGGAACTGGAGTATTCCGGTCCAATGTTGCCGCGCGTGAACACTGGGATATTTCCAATCTTCACGACAAGCAAAAAAGAGAGTTAGACGAACTAAACCAAAAGGTCTTGCCTACCTCTGGTGAATCGTTTTTTTCATCCGGTAGTAAGACATACAAACTAAAGGCGGAAGCCCGTTCCGCTATCGCTAAGGCAGTCGAGGCGGCTAACACCGCCAAGAAAGACCACCTAAACGCTATGTTTGCCCACCAAGACACCACTCGCACTTGGGCCGCCACCAAAGACAAGGCGATTGACTCAACCAAAAAGGCAGAAGATTCAAGTGCAACGGCACTAACTGCTGAAAAGGCCGCACGAGAAGCGGTTGACAAGGTGGATAGGTTGTTGGCGACAGTTCGCACAAACCCGACTGGTATTCAGAGCGAACAAAGTGAGATGCGCCACCCAGAGCCGACACCGACTCCAAACGCCAATAAGTTCTCACACCCCTACCAAGTCCAATACTCGACCCCGAGCTCGCTTACCGCAGCGGCCCAGACTCTTGTAAACAATCACCTCAAAGTGGATAGTAGCGGTAACACTCCACAAGACCTCAATGCTCTTGCCCTTGAACACGAGAAGATTGCGGCAAATCTCCGTAACGTTGCCGCAAGTCAATCAGCACCGCCCACCAACTCAAACCGTCAAGACCCCGATGAGGGCGAGAAACTCCAAGGGAACTCGTATTGGCGCAGGGGAAACAATCAACGCCCCGATGGAGTAACGGCTAACGATGCTTCTAGTACCTATAGCCCTGCTAGTGCTTCGACCGGCGACCGTGGGCGCAACATCATCTCGGGTACTACCTCGAATCGCTTAGAAGACTTCCGACTCGCCGCAACCTCAATGACGAAACTTGCCGACCCAGACCACGGCTTCGCATCCACGCGCGTTCGTGGTGAACTTGGTTCCATCCGTGAGGCAATCCAAGACCGCATTACCGACCTCAAGAACGAGGCTCTTGCTGGTGGCTCAAAGTTCACTAAGGGTGGCGGAAACAACCCAACACGCTCGGCTGCTGATTACAAGGACTTGATTTCCAAACTAACGTCTGCCTCATCTGCGGTCGGAGCTCTGCGCTCGGGATTTCGTGGTTCTACCCGAGATGACAACGGCAACGCCGTTGCCAACTCAACGCACTATATGGCATCTGGTGAATACGCCAAGGATGCGCCCAAGGCGCAAGCAAAGGTTGATGCCGCGCTACAAGCGTATGATGACTTCTACAAGGGAACTGACGGGAATCCAACGGGTTACTTCGACAACGACAAGTTCAAGAAGTCCGTGTCACAGGCGTAAAGCAGAGTAGAAACTATGACAAACGTAAATGCTGAAATCGAAAACTGGATTCGGGTTGCTAAGGGTGGCCCGGGCTCGGGAGACACTCCCGGTCACGCTTTCAATGGCAACCAATGGACCAACGCAGATGCTCAAATCAACGAGTTGCGATTGGTATCCAATATCGCCGGGAAAACCTACGACATTGGAAGATATGGGTATGGTCAGCAACCCGACTCATCCCAAAGTGAACTTGAGCAGAAAAAAGATTTGGCTCTTATAGAGCCAAACTCTCTTTGGGATTATCCGCAAACTGCGCTACTTGAGCGAGAGGGTCTAGGAAACCTAAAGCCTAAATCGCCCCTAGGGTCCGAGGAAATATCTCTTCCGAACGGTACTAAGATTACTTCTTACTACACGGGAAAGCAGTTAGGGAAAGCCAAGGCTCTTGCCGACGAAATCTACTCTCGTTGCGATGGGCTTCGTGCGAGTATTCGCCTATCACAACTTGTATACAGTGATACCAATGGACGTATTGCACCTAGACGGTCGGCTACGATTAGTTTTGCCAACGTAGACAATGAACTAAAAAATGTCCAAGAACACGCTCAAAGTATCTCAAAGGGAATCGAAAAGGCTCTAAGTAAGCCCCTAGAGGGGGCGGTGCTAACAACCTATTACGGCAAAACCCCACAGCCAATTGGTGACATATATAACGCTAGCAATTTGCTTAGTTCGCAAATTGACTATGACTATGCTGGGCGAACTGGCGGGAACCCGATTCCTAATGAGATTGAGAAACTACAGTCTGCTCTTGTAAGTGCGAACCTTGCGATGCACCAAACAATCTTGAAGGCAGCGTTATCGGATAAGGGTCTAGTCAGTTCGACGCCAGAAATGGGGGCTAAGGCTCTAACGGATGCCCAAAGTGCTGAAAAAGAAATCCCATCATTAGAAAAGACTTGGGGAGACGCAGAGGACAAATACAACGATATTGCGGAAAAGATTGGTCTTCAGTCTGACGAGGGTGTTCACTACGCTAGCCACGATGCCACTGGCGAGGATTATGACAACTTTGATAGTGCGTCAAGAACTGTAAATGAGGCGCAGAGAAACTATCTAGAGGCTTTGGGTCGAGTCTACGCTGGATACGCCGTTGCTGCGGCGGCGGCGAATAAGGCCGGCGATGCTGAAAAAGCCAAAGAATACCAAGCGAAGGCAACAAAGGCCGGAACCGAATACAAAATGCGCACGGTGGGATTTGACAAAAATGACTCCTACGGCACTATGTATAGAGGTACGACCTCTATGCGTTCTGACTATTTACCAAAATCCCCCTACACAACCGCCGATGAAACCGTCTTCCCATCACTTGAGGACTACTAATCACTAATGCCCTCCATTTACGAGCTCCGCAAGTTCCTAGTTAGCGAACGGTTTGTCATCCTCAAGGGTGACTACGTTGGTCACGAGTTTCACGGAAACCAATACACGACCACGACTGCGGGCGAGCACGCTCAATTGGCAAATAGCGAGGGTGACCGGGTTTCTAGACTAAAGAAAGAGGGGCGTAGGCGCAATAGCAGTCGAGGCCACGGTTACTCACTCGATGGTGATTTAGCCAAGGCAGCGATGGATGCCATTGACCACAAGGTCGCTTCCCAGAAAAAGGGTGCAAACATAAAGGCAGAGGTCGAGGACCTAAGGCAAAAGGTTATCGCTGCGGGTATGCATCCGGGTGATTGGCCGGGATACCAGAATGACCCCACTAAAAAAGACCTCTTACTCCAGTTCAACAACAAGGTAAGAGAAGAAGAGATTGTTCAGGACCCAAATATTAGCGCCGGATGGAGTAGTCGTGGTGACCACACGATTCAGTCTCTTAGCAAGGATGCCGTTACCGCGCTGAACCGTGGCTACAAAGAACTTATTGTGGGGATGATTACCCCACCAAAGGCTAAGAGCCTGTTCGACAAGAACAACCAGCCCCGACCAGAGGCACTCGCAATTGTCGTCAAAGACGTAGAGCGTATTAGCAACGATTACAAGACGGCCGCAAAGACCGCCCAAGATGAGAACGCCGAACCCACCGAGCGTTATTCGGCACTTTTTTCTTGGTCAGCGATGGCAAAAAATGCCGAGAAAGCCAACAACTTTCTCACGCAGGTTTACCGTATGGCAAACGACTCGGCAAACGAGCTCGCTGCTAAAAAGAATGCCCAAAAGAGCGATGCTGGTGCGGCCACCGCAGAGAAATACCTCCAAACCAATGGTCTTGGTATCGCATCAAAGGCTTCCGAGGTTTACCTAAATAGAGCGAAAGAAATAGTTGACCCCGCCACGTTTGACCCAACGACCGAAAAAGCCTCGCAGGAAATCACCGACGCACGGCAAAAAGCCGTGCTCTCCCTAAGAGCAATTACTACCCTAATAAACGGCCTCCAATACGACAACCCATCTCGGAGTGTCGCCCAAAGCACTGCTGAAAAGGTAAGGGCGGAGTTGAAAATCTACTCGGCTCTATCAGAGGATGTCGCAGTAAATCAGGCCAAAGAAAGCCTAAAGACCCTTATGCCAAAGGTCGGCACGGGAAGCCTAGACAAAATCGTTACCGATTCGGTTTTGTCGGTAAGACAACCCGAAAACCTCATCAACGCATCAAAGGCGTATGGCGAATACAAAAACCTCGTTCGTGAAACAAGCGATGCGAAAAGTGCTTGGGAAGAGGTGCAAGCGGCGAAGAACGCATTAGGTGAAGATTCGAGCCTCGCCCAAAAGAAGTTGGATGAATACAAGGCAAACGCCCCCGAGGTACAGGAGATTGGCAGGAAGATTGCCGATGCCCACCTAGCAATCGGCCATCAAATGATGGATTACATCCGTGAGAACGCAGATAGTAACGACCCAGAGAAAATCGCAAAGGCTAATGACTACCTTTCATTCGTCAGCAAGTGTTCGGGAGTCGGCACTAGTGTTTACGGAAAGCAGACATCGGGGTTTGAGGGCAAGTACAAAGAGGCTTCCAAACTAGGAACCGAGTCATCCGTCTTCTCCGACCTAATCACCGGAAAGAACAAGGCGCTTGTCGCAATCGAGAACGCCAAGACACTCCCAGAGGTGGACACTAAGGACATCAACAAAACCGACCCGAATAGTTATATGTATCGGTCGGAGAACGTTATGGATGCCCTAAACGACGCAAAATACTACTTCGATGGAGCGCGCCGAACGGTAGCGAGCTCTCCCCTCTCTGATGCTGATAAGAAGAGCATCTCCGACTCGATTGACAAAGCGGCTGGTCAAGCGGAGGCAACACTCAATGCCCTAACGAGCAACCACGACGAAAAGGTGCTTGCCTCGGCCCTCAAAAACGGCGATGCTGAAGTGGCGAGCGCCAAGGACCCCAATAGCGATAACCCTATGTATGCGTGGCACAACGCTTTCGAGCAATACAAAATCGCTTACGAAGCCATCAACAAGCAGATACAGAGCACCCCCCCTTCCGAAATGTCGGAAAACAAGGATGTCGCCAAACTCACAAGTCAGCGAGATGAGGTCAAAGCGAAGATGGACGAAGCAAAAGTAAAGAACAACGCTTATCAGCGCGAACGGTCATATGCCCTGTAAATCTATATCGCAGTCTATTATTTAGACTGAACGTAAGGGAGTTCCTATGACCGACAATGTCCTCAACGCCGCCACCGAGTGGATTACCACTATCACGAAGACCTCGCCCGGTGCGCTCTACAACGAGTCAATCACGTTTGCTATGGACCGTGCGAACAAGGCAGAGGACTTTTATAACCTTGCCGTATCGTGCGAGCAGAGTGGTGATATTCCCGGTGCTACCAATGCGTTGATGACGTGCGGCCAACAACACCTTGAGGCAAGCGACTACTTCATTCGCGCCTCCTCATACAACACTCTCGCTCGCACGGAGTACCTCGAAGCGGCCAAGGAACAACAAGCCAAGGCACAACAAGCGTTCGAGCTCGTTCACGCCCTCAATGGAACCCCTGCTGAATCAGTTACCGACGCTGGCGTTACGGGTACGACCGTTGCCGAATCCGACACTTACCCCGTTGAGACAATCAACAACCCCGTATCCCGTGGACAGGTTCCCGGGCTTGCCGATATGTATAAGGCAGTTGCCGGAGTTGCTGAAATCGGAGAAGATGGCGTTGAGGTTTGGAACTTCGGCGTTGCCAAGGGTGACGTCCCCGGTCACGAGTTTCACGGAAATCAGTATTCGAGTGCCACGGAGGGCGCGAAAGACCTTGCCGAAAAAGCCCGTCAAATCTATGATGGTAATCAAATTGACAAGTTCGACCGCAATAGCCCCGCAAGTGCCGCAAAGAAGATTGCCGACGAACACTCGGCGCAGTCATTAGCGCACTACAACGAGGGAATCCGCATACAGAACGATGATGAAACCCACCTGAACGCAGAAATCCTCCACGCCGACGCTAGTGACGAACACGCCAACGCATCAGAGGCTTGGAACAAGGTTGCTGATATGCTCGGCAACCCATCACAAGACCCCGATGAGTTAGATGGGGCTATCGAGAGTGCCAAGGAAGCCTCTGGCACGGCGACTGATGCCTCGGATTCCGTAGTGCCAGAAGCGGTCAATGCCGACCGACAGGCCGGTATCCAAACCGAGCAGAGCGAATCCCAAGCGACCCCACAGATGAAATTGTCAACAGTTCCCGGTTCCAATGGACGGTATGGTGCGTTTACTCACTCAACACGAGAGGGGCACTACGCCGGAAGTGTCAATGTTGACCCGTCAAAGTTGGCAAGTAAGGACATTGAGGGTGCGAACCTTGCTGAAAAGGCCGCAAATCTCGACAAAGACTCAAAGAGTGGTGGGGGTCACGGAAACTACCTACCTGACGTAGAGCACACGAACCTTGCCAATGACCACCACGACGCTGCGCGCGCACTTATGGCGGTTGCCGCACAGCACGAGCGTTCTGGCGGAAATGGCTATAGGGCTTACGCCTTTCGTCAGGCTGCTGCTTTGCACGAGGCCGCCGCTCACGCCCACGAGGTTGCGGCGATGGCAGCGAACAAGGCAATCGAATCCAATGTTGGGAACCAAGAGGGTCGAGTTAGCGATGGCAAGGCCGACAAAGACCACGATGCGTGGATGAAGGCTAGTGCCGAGGCCGCCGCCGCCTCGGCCGCTGCTGAAGCGGAAACCCCCACCGATGGCAAGAGCCAACACGGTGTATACCCCGATATGCTTTTGCGTGACTCGCCTGACCAAGATGAGTAATCCGTTTGAGATTGAGGAACTTCTAAAGTCTCGGCTTTACAAACAAGTAGTAGGCAACGTGCTGAAAAAGCCCGAATACGTCACGCTTGATGAGCAACGCAAAAATAGTCAGAGTTTCGGTTGGCTAGATGATGCCGTGCCAGATAACTACATCTACCCCGAAGATGACTCATCGAATATGGACACCGAGGTCCTCTAGTGCGGGTAAGCAAACGGATTTTCCAAATCGCAGTGTAGCCTTTCAGCAGAGCGAAAGGAACTTCTTTCTATGATTGAAAACCAAAACGTCAAGCCGACCTACGTTCCCCGTGGACAAAAGGCTTTTGATGCCGAAATTGCTAGCAAGCAGATTGCCAAGGCCGCTAGTGCCGAGGTCGTTGCGATGTCGGCTGCTAGCACCGCCAACTTTGTTCTTCGCAAGGCTACCGAAAGCCTAGAAGCCTCAAAGGTTGCTTACTTCGCTGCCATCGAGAAGTCGGCTTGGAACCTCGACGTTCTCAAGGCTTCCTACAACAACGCTCTCGCCGGGTTCCGTGATGCTGAAATCGCTTCACAGGTTGCATCCGAGGAGCTCGCTAGGGCTAAATCCGTTCTCTCGGGTCTTCGCAAGAAGGCAAAGATGGATAATGACGACGATTCATCAGATGATGACTACTCGGGCGATGACTCATCCGAGGACGAGTACGAATACGAGAAGGCTATGGTCACTAACCCCAAGATTTACGCAGTCACCGCTAACGAAGAGGGCGCAGCCGACGCTATGGCTGGAACCGACCCCAAGGCCGCTGCTGATGCCCTTTCGACCCTTGCCGACACTCACGAGCGCCTCTCGGGTATGGCTCGTCAGGCTGGCGACATCTCGGCTCACTCGGCTCACGCCGCCGAAGCCGGTCGCCTCCGTGCGAAGAGCATCATCGCTCGTGCCCACGCCAACAACAAGGAAACGTTCAAGTCGGCTGCTGATTTCGTAGGCAAGCGCGCTTTCTCCGACGAGAAGCGTGACGAGCTCGCCGCTAAGGGTCACGCTCTGCCCGATGGTTCTTTCCCTATCGAAACCAAGGGTGACATCTCCAACGCCGTTCAGTCGGTTGGCCGTGCCAAGGATTACGATGCGGCCAAGGCTCACATTATTGACCGTGCCAAGGACCTCGATGCCGTAGACACTCTGCCCGATGACTGGAAAGTAAGTAAGGCAGTGATGCTGATTATGTGTCCTTCCTGTATGGGCGGTGGCTGTGATGGCTGTGATAATGGTGCAATCAACCAAAGCGATTTGGGCGACCACTTGGGCGACGTTGTGGACAGTGGCGACCAAATGCCTATTGCTATGAGTGCTTTCAGCACCGACTCACTTCTTACCCGTGACTTTGAGAAGTCGGTCGCTTACCAAGAATACATTTTGGCTAAGGGTGACGTAGATGGCCACGAGTTCCACGGAAACCAATACACTTCGGGTACTGGTGGCGGTGGCGTGAAGAATGAGCAGAACGAGGCTCGCAAGATTCCAATTGACCCGAAGCAGGTCCCACAGGTTCGTGACCCGAAGTGGAACCCACGCACGAGTGGTCCACTGATAAATATGCCTAGGGTTGGTATGCAACGTGGTTTCAATGACGTTATTCGTGAATACAAGGCTTCGTTTGACGCTCACTTGAAGAACTCCGACAAAGCAACTGCTGATGCTAAGGCCGCCGTTGCTAAGGGCGACCTCGAAACCGCAGCACAAAAGGCACAGAAAGCAGTTGACGAACTCGCCAACGCGGTCCAAGCCGGACGTGGTGTTTTCTTCACGCACCAGAAGTTCGAGGGCAAGTTCCCACAGGCCGACGCTTCGGAAAATAGTGAGGCTATGTCATATCGCAAGCAAGCGCGCGATATTGCCGACAACAAGATTCCACTAGCCGAAGACTTTGCGAACAAGATTATTGCTGCCTACAAGCAGTCAGAGTCCGCTAAGGATGCCGCTACCAAAATCGTAGGTCTATAAGAGCCTTAGTGTTCTAAGGTTCTATCGTGGACTTTCGGAGTATCCTTACAGTTCTAAAAGTTGGCGTTGCTGGTCAATCTGGTGATAAAGATGGTCACGAGTTTCGTGGCAACCAATGGACGGTTATGGGTCCGTGGGGCGTTCCTGTTCCACGACCCCGTGACCCAGCAACGAACAAGCCCCTAAAGGGTCCTGCTCTAGATGCTGAACTAAAACGACTATATCCTAGCCCCTCTACGCCTATTCCGGTTGTTTCCAAACCCGGCAAGACCCGTGCCGCTACGGCCAAGCCAGCGACTACGCCATCAGCACCTGCGGCCCCTAAAGCCCCTCGCGCGCCACGAACGCCAAAAGTAGTGCCAACGCCTACACCCGCCCCGGCTACGGCTCAAACGCCCACGCCAGCACCCACTCCTACGCCTACGTCTACGCCTACACCTAAAGAAGAACCAAAGGTAGAAGCGCCAACTGTCGCAGAGGAAAAGGAAAGCGAGCCCCGAACCGAGGTTGCGGAAAAAACATACGCCACCGAAGGAGAAAAGCCGCTTGCCCAACGTATTGCTGATGCGAAAGAGTGGAAGCCCGAGGGCGAGCTCGAAGAAAAGGCTGCGGCATCTGCCCTCGCACTTGCCAAAAGAATCTACGTTCCAAAGGAACGCCAACCCCTCTTCGTAAAAAACCTCACCAACATCTTGACGAACCCAGATGATTTCCGCAAGGCTCTCGCACAGGCAAATGCCGTAAAGGTAAACAGCAATGTTCGCGCCAACGCAGCCCTACTCAAGATGTGCGGTTTTACGGGAAAGCCACGTTTTGTTAGCGAAGCGGAGTTCCGTGCTGAGCCGGGTAAGGTCACTTACTCTGGTCTTACCAACTCATATAGGTCGACACAGACACTTCAGCAGAAGTTGGCAACGCTCGCTAGTGGTGGATTCCCACGTTACGGCGGCCCTATGTTTGGTGCGGCGTTCTACTCTTCAACGGATAAGGGAACGCCATCAACGTATGCGACCCAAAGTGGCTCTAGGGACCTAAACTCCTGTATCTTCCGAGTGAAGATGACGGACCCATCCAATATCTATGAGGCAAAGGGCGAAGGCCCTATGCTGAAGTTGGACATCATTACGGCGGATGCTCGTGACCACAGGAAATACGATGCTATGGACCACCCTGACTACAAAATGGGTGAGATTATGAAAGAAGCCGGTTACACCGATGAAGAGGTGAACCGTATTAGTAGTGAGTGTTTTCAGGGGAACAATGGCTGTAAGAGCCTTACCCCCGCACTCGCTGGTTACGATGGCCTCCGTGACCAAAGCCACAACTACTTGATGATTCTCAACCGTGGTGCGATGGTGATGCCCGACAACTACGCCACCAAAATCTCCGGCTCTAACTTCGGCCCAGAGGGTGCGGATGACGCTGCGAATAACGTACCGATTGACCTAAGCCAAGCCATTCGTGTTCCCGGAGACGGCGACGATAACCCTGAAGACGAAACGGTGCAAAAGGGCGACAAACTCGGACACGAGTTCCACGGCAATCAGTATCAGGCCGCTGCTGGTGCGGATGAAGAAACACCACCTTTCGGCTCACAAGCAGAATCAGAAATGATTGTTTCCAAACTCTCCGACGAAATGAAGTTGCCACCCGCACTTGTTCGTGCGGCTATGGAAGCAACTCGACCATTCGTTGTGGCATCCAACAAGGAGGCCAAGCGAGTGTCTGCGGAGATTTCCAAATCAGCAAAGGAATCGGGCGGAACCCGAACTCGAGCCCGCTTCGCCATAAAGTCACTCAAGAGTGCGACCGAGAAGACTCTCAAAGACTCTATTGACTACAACAAGACCAAAGACCTTACCCACGAGCAACTCACGGCAACGGCAAGCCATATCCACGACTTGCTTCGCTACACCGTGACGTGGCCGGAAAAGAGAATTACTAACGGTGCTTTAGAAATGCTGAATAGTCTTCGTGCGCAAGGATTTAGCCCACTCAAGGACCGCTTAGGCAACGAGTATGTAAAGAACTACTTTAATAACGACCCCGAAAACGGATACCGAGGCATCAACGGAAACTTCGTAGACCCCAAGACGGGTATGGTCGTTGAGATTCAGTTCCACACTCAACAGAGTTTGGATACTGCTGAAGCGATGCACAAGATTTACAACAACGTGCGTAAGGCCGGCAAGGGTAGCCCTGAATACGAAGAGGGGCGGAAAACAATGATGACTAGTTTCTCACAAGTCCGTATTCCCAAGGACATTGAGGGCGTTGGCATCCGTTCGGTCAAGAAGACTATACTATAGTTATGGCAAATAACTGGACCTACTACGAAGTTCGGACCCCTAATGGTCAACTACTAGGTGGGTATCGCTACGACTTTGCTGATAGCGACAAGGCGCAGATTCTCGGCCCTAACGGTTGGGTGGATAGTCTCGGTCTTCTAGACAAGATTGTTAGAGGCGAGCCGAACCTAGACCGCTTAGACGGAATACCAGATTGGGCTTACGACGCACAGGGAAACCTAATCCGATAGGGTAAAGTTGCTGGGAACCTAGTTTGGAAGGCCCAACAATGACTGCTGAAATTGACTTGCAAATCATTGAGTGGGTCAGGCTCGCTAAGGTCGGAGATGTTGAGGGTCACTCCTTTCACGGGAACCAATACTCACAAGGGGTAGGTTCCGACTCGTCGGCTAGTGCTCAACCGGCCCGTCAAACCGACCCGAATCGCAACCAAGTGGCATCCGACCGATACGGCTCGCCCCAAACCACCCAAGATATCAAGCCTGTCGTTGCTGATAAGTTAGAGCCGAAGCCTCTTCCAAACCACGACACTCGTATCAAGAGCGACCCAACCGATACCTCGCCAAAGGGAATCCGTGCGTGGGCGAATGAAATCCACTTTGCCCTAATGCGAGGCGAGCAACCAGTTGTCTCGGACAAGCACCTGCCCGACCTTCTTGCTGAAATGGCTCGCACTAAAACCAAGGGCAACGACATCACAAATCTTCGCATTGACGGAACTCGCCTTATGGGATTGGATGGTAAGGGCTATTCTCGCAGCCAAATGCCACAAATTGACGAGAAGGAACGCCCCCAGTTCCTCAAAGATATTGAGAAGTCAAACGGAATCACCGTAAAACCAATGCGTGTAGACCCCACGACCCTCAAGCCAATCCAAAAGGAAATCAACGGCGACAAGTCGGGCGGAATTATGGGGAAGAACCCAGATGGTATTCCCGACAGTATGCGTATCCTCGTTTCCAAAGACGGATACGTTGTTGACGGCCACCACACTTGGGCCGCTGCCGTTGCGCTGAAGTTTGCGGGCAAAAGTGCGACGATGCCGGTGTATCAATTGTCGTGCGATTGGAAAACGGCTATGGATGTCGGCTTGGCGTGGGATAAGAAGCACAACGTATCGCTACAAGGATTTGACACCCCCTCTCCACCAACCCCCGACACCAACTCGCAAAAGTCGTGAAATAATAGGATTATGACGAAAGCAATCGACTTTAGTAGGGCGAGCCTTCTTGGACCAGAGGGCGTCTATCAAGAGTTCTATAAGGGCGACTTCTCTGGTCACGTTTTTCGTGGAAATCAGCACAGCGTTGGCGGGGTAGGTCACTTTGACCCGCAAAAGGCGACGTTGATGACTATTTGTGCTTCAGGCCACCAAAACACTATCGCTATCCCCGAACAATGGATTGAGCGAGACAATCAAGGGCGGCCAACTGGTCAGTTCTCTGCCGGAAACCAAACTCGGACTTGTGTGACTTGTTCCAAACCTCTCGCAAATCGTTGGAAGTTGGTTAGCGGGCAAAACTTCATCCAGCCTCCGAGCTCTCCAAAGGGTACGGCGAACTCTTGGCTCTATGGGGGACTAAAGAACTATGTCCAATAACGTTTTTCAACCCAACTTCGTCACGTTTACGAACACGGATATTATTAGCCGAGAACCTATTGGCGGAAAACTCTTTCACGGAAACCAGAATGACGGGTTCTTCTACGTCACATTTGCTGATGGCTCTAAGGGCGTTGAGAAGCGTTTACAGGATTGGACAGGCAATAAGAGTGGTAGGACATACCGAGGCGAGTTGCTCGGCGCACAGGAGTATCTAGCGGCTCGTGTGGGCGAAGTAATGAACGCTCCTATCCGTGACTGCTACTTCACCAACTCGGATGCCCAAAGTATCATTATGCCTTTTATTGAGGGAAACAACGGCGTTCTTGCTGGCAAGGAAGATATCCCCAATAACGAACAGGGTATCGCCCTTCGTTTGTTTGACTACCTAACAGCAAACTCCGACCGCCGACCCAAGAACTTGATGTGGACTAAAGATGGTCGCATTGTCGGCATTGACCACGCGCTCTGCAACTTCCGGCCACGACTCCCAAAGCCAGAGTTGGTCACGGAACTTTGGAACGGCGGCGTGACTACCGAAAGTCTGCTCGTGCTGAAATCAAAGTTGATGCCCCTTTCTAGCGTATTCGGTTCACTCGGTATGGCAGACAAGTTTGGAAATCTTATGGGGAACCTCAATGCCCTTATTTCGGCGTTCCAAAAGATTGAGGCAGTTGTCGTTGCGAAGGCCGCCTTTGAGTCACAAACCCCACCACTCGCCGTTCAATCAGCGGCCAAGAAAGCCCTTGAGTGGATGGCGGACGGCAAGGCTGGTCGCAACTTCACGTCAGTAGGCCGTAAACGCGCCTCTGACCTCGCCAATGGCCACCCTGTATCCCTTGACACCCTCAAGCGTATGAAAGCGTTTTTCGACCGACACGGCGTTGATAAACAATCACCACATTGGAATGAACCAAGCCCCGGAAAGGTGGCGTGGTATGCGTGGGGTGGCGACGCTGGGTATGCGTGGGCAAAAAAGATGGTTGCTCGTGCTGAAAAGGCAAGTGAAGCCGTAGCCAAGTCGTTTGAGGAAGACAATAAAAGCAAAGGTCACGGAAAAGTAGCCGAAGCAGAAAAACTTTCTAACCAAGCCCACGCTTTTCGCCGTAAAGAACAATTTGAGTCAGCAGCACGAGCGCACGATGCCGCTGCCCGTGCGTTCTTTGATGCCTCAAAGCACTACGGCAACGACGATGACGGAAACTCACTCGCCGCACTAGGTCGTGGACAGGCCGAAAAGGAACTAGCCCAGCAAGCCCGGTTTACTGACCAGATGGGCGAACAACACAGCCCTGCTGAAATGAACGATGGAACGTGGGTGGATGACGGTGCGTGGTCTGGTGGCATTGACCCCGTAAACAAAGGCGACCTCCCCGGACACAATTTTCACGGCAACCAATACACAACTGGTGAGGGCGTAGCCCAAGAAGTTGCTGAAAAGGTGCGAGAAAACGGCGGTTTGAGCGTCAAGTTGATTGACGGAAGCGAACCAGTCAAGGGCTTTATGGTTGCCACCGACTCGAAGTTTGGGGCGGTAGTTGACGAAAAGGATTTCTTCGACCCCGCAAAGACCGAAGATATCCTCAATGACTACCTGCTGAAACACCAAGCCGAGCTCGGCAAAGAGAATAACTACTTGGGTCTATGGCTAAATGATGGTAAAGTATACCTAGACGTATCCGAAAACATTGAGGATAAGGAAGCGGCCATCAAGGCCGGCCAAGACCGTGACCAGATTTCCATTTGGGATGTGGCCGCACAAGACGAAGTACCCACAGGAGGCACAGGAAATGTCGGAGAAGCACAACCCGATTCAGGTAATCAAGTTGCCAAAGGGCATAGACAAGATGGACAAGGACGAGATTCGCACGTTGGCTCGCCAGTTGGCGGCCAAACTTCACGCCGAGCGTGGAACCGACACCTCGAAGTCCTAAAGGGCGACGTTCTCGGTCATATATTTCACGGGAACCAATATGACGCATCGGGCGTAGTCGAACAACTCGACAACGGTGCGAGCCCCGAAGTCAAGAGTGCTGATTTGCCCTCACTCGTCACGGGTATCTACGACTTAGGGACGCGAGACAAGGGCTACAACATCACGAATCTCGTCGTTGACGGGCAAAAGCCGTTTAAGACTGATAATAATGCTGATTTGCTGCGTGAGCATATGCCGCAAATCCTACCGAGCCAACGCCCCCAATTCCTAAAGGATATTGAGGCGAAGTATGGAATCACTGCCAAACAAGAAGCCGTAGACCCCCGAACCATCAAGCCCTCACAGAGCGAGATTGACGGGTGGAAGACTGGCGGCGTATTTAAGGAGTTTGCTGAAACGGGAATCCCCGAAAAGCGCGCACCCCTTGTGTCAAGCGACGGCTATATCATTGACGGACATCACTATTGGTCAGCAGCATTGGCAATAAAGGCCGCCAACCCCGACTACAAACTTCCAATCCAACGACTCTCGTGTGATGCCAAGACCGCGCTCCACGTTGCGAACGAGTGGCACGACCATATCGGCAACCCACGACTCTCGTTAGGTGATACACAAATAAAAAAAACCGGAGTCGCTGGCGAATCAGGGGATAAGCCCGGCCACGTTTTCCACGGGAACCAATGGGAAAACGGCGTGGGTGGCGAGCAGAGTGAGGCACGCACTAGCGGAACGAAGCAAACCAACGACTCTGCGCCCATAGAAGACTCTCCAAGTATTCGCCTTGATGTGAAGTATGGAAAGGGCGTATTGCCCGATGGTTGGTCAATGCTGAAAAAGGGCAATAACCATACTGTCTATGTTTCCAAAGCCGGAAACACTGCCGTATTTAGGAACACCGCGCGAGGTTGGAAGATTGGCGACCGAGCGACAAACAACGTTCTCGCAATCGTGGATAAGTGGTCTACTGGCAAGAAGATTGACTTTGACACCAATCGCAAACTAAGCACCCGAACCCTCGCTGCTGTTTGTATGGGCGACCCCGATACTATTGCTATGGGCAAGCACAGTCTCATTAGCCGAAACCTTATGGAATCTATTGCCAAATACAATCCGACTCGTGGTGCGGCCGACCCCGCACAGGCCCAAACGGATTGGAACGCACTACTCGCCACTGCTGAAATGCAAATCAAAGGTAAGTCAGACACGCCAGAGGGTCGAGATGCGGTCAACAAAATTGAGAGCACTTTGGAAAAAGCCGACGATGCCAACATTAAGATAAATCAAGGCAAGATTGGTCGCTCTTTCAGCATTGGCGATATGTTTATGTCCACTCAACGAAATCTTGAGGCGACACTTATCCACGAAATCGGTCACGGCAATTTCTTTAAGAACGGCCTAAAAATCACGCCCGTTCTCAACGAACTCTTGAAAGTATCACCAAAAGTTGATTGGGTAAAAGGGCAGAAAGATGCCCAAGGTAAGTTCGTTCGTGCCAACGCAAAATACGCAAGAGTTGACTTCGGTGGCAACCTTATCGTTTCACGCGCCGACCTTCCAAAGTTCCTTGCCGATACTGATTCAGGAATCGGAGAACTTTCAAGTAAAGAGAAAGATGCACTTAGCCAACTAGGTATGACGCAATATGGGTGCTGGAAGATGCAAGAGGCATACGCCGAAGCCTATGCTCAAAAGGAAATGGGTTTGAGAGACACGCCAGCAGAAAAAGCATTTGCTGATGCCTATGGTTGGAACAACTCAACGGAAAGCGTAAGCAAGGCGGCAGATATGGACACCGAAGCAATCTCACCTCGTCGTGGAAGTAATACCTATTGGTCGCCAGATGGCGAAGTCGGTATCGTTCAGTTCCTCTACACGCTTGACGGCCCTGTGACGCTCGTGGGCGATGATGCTGATATGCCCGGCGTGGAGCTCACCGACCCAGACACGGAATAAAAAACCGATAAACGAGGCTATATCGGTTGATACTTGCCTAGGGTGTCACGTTCGGGTAAACTTGAATATCCTCGTTTGACGAGGCTACCCAAGAAAGGTGTCTGTTATGAACAGCATCAACGTAAGTAGAAGTGTGCCGTATCCCTCTAGCACCGGAAGTCGGTGAGAGGCGCTATTAGAGGCGTCGCTTTAGTTCTCGCTCTAGGCGTAAGCACGGCAACAAGCCACCCACACGCTCACGCCGTCAAGAGTGCGACCCCTACACATATCACCACTATTGCCTATCGAAGCAATACTGGTCTAATCCCCAACAAGGGGGCGTGGTTCCCCACGCCTGCGCCAAAGGCCGTTGTAAAGCCCCACGTTGTCACGGCTCACGTTGTCGCGCCGCAACCTATCGCCCCACATCTTGTGGCCCACTCCCACACCCTTAGTGCTGATTCATATGACATCGGCAACTCTCTTTGGTGGACGTGGCAGACCGACCCAACGGCATACGAGCCATCGGCAAGCGACCCGGTTAGGTCACTCCCTATGGCCGACCAAGTGACGTTTGCCTGTATCCGATACGCCGAAAGCCGAAATCACCCCAACGACACAAATCAGTATTCGGGCGCAGAAGGCCTATATCAGTTCTTGCCCTATATCTGGCAGTTCGGTGCGAAGGCTCTCGGTATCCCCGTGTCTAGTGCCAACTACGCAACGCCCGAACAGCAGAGTGCCGTTGCGATTTGGTATTGGAAACGAGACGGGTTCTCGCCGTGGAACGGCGACGGGTGCGTATGACTTGATGTGGTCGCTAAACGTGACTATAGTGTTCATAGGCACTACTCGTTCCTTGTGACCTACAAGAATCCCACCCAATCCCGGGTGGGGTTTTTTGTTTGCGATTGACCTGACAAACGTTGCTGAATCAGTTATAGTTTCAACTATGGCTAATGAAACCCAACAGATGACTGCGGTTTCCCTCTTTGCGGGCGTGGGGGGTTTCGACCTTGCTCTCGAACGCAATGGGGTGAAAGTCGTAGCCGCCGTAGAGATTGACAAACACGCGCAAGCGATTTTGGCAAAGCAGTTCCCAAACACTCAACTATTCAACGATGTTACGGAGGTAACAGGTGAGCAACTTATTTCAGCAGGCTTTGTTCCACGAAACGGAATCCTTGTCGGAGGATTCCCCTGCCAAGACCTTTCCGTTGCCGGAAGACGTGCTGGGCTGGCTGGAAAGAGAAGCGGCCTCTTCTACGAAGTTGCGCGCATCATCAAAGAAGTCGAGCCAGAGTGGTTCGTCCTCGAAAACGTCCCCGGTCTTCTTTCCAGTAACGGAGGGGCAGATATGGGAAGCGTTGTCGCCACGTTGGTCGAACTCGGGTACGGCGTCAGTTGGCGGGTGTTGGATGCTCAATACTTCGGAGTTCCCCAGCGCAGGCGGCGCGTCTTCATCGTTGGCCGACGTGCTGGAGACTGGCGAAGTGCCACAGAAGTATTATTTGAGCGCGAAAGCGTGTGCGGGGATTCTGGCGAGAGCGAAGCGGCGTGGGAAGACCTTGCCGACAGCACTACAGACAGCCTTGGAGAAGCAAGCCGAGGGCTACACGCCCGACCCGCAGTAGTCACGCAGAACCAGCGCGGCGACTTGCGAGTTGCTGAAACATCAACCACTTTGCTCGCCTCAACGGGTAGCAATAACACGCCGTATGCGTTTGAGCCGTTAGAGGAGGGAGAGGCCGTCGCTGACGAGAACTCGACCATCCCTTTTTCTAAGAGTGACTTCGCCCAATACGCCGAGGGGCTAAACACGCTTCGGGCATCTATGAGCCAAGAGGACTTTATTGTTGTCGAGCAATCGGCTTATTCGGGTGGGAACTTCAATGGGTATGCTGATTCGCCCCCATTCGCAACGCTAACTGCCACCGACTCCAACCGAGCCGAGGCGCACGTAGTCGTAGAACGTCGAGTCAACTCAATGTACGGAGAGGGTATTGCCCCGACCGTCACGGCGAGTGGGAGTGACTTCATCGGCCTTGGAATACCAATGGTTTCTGTCCACACGACCTTTGCTGAAACGGGCGAAGATGAGTGAGCCAATTCCAATCCAAGACGGGCGCGGCCTAGAGCAGAAGCAGAACGGTTTGGGCATCGGAAATCCGGGCGACCCCTCGTACACCCTTACGGCTACGGGCGGTGCTTCGGTTATGGTTCCCCAGAACCCTCAAGTCTTTGAGCCGGGTGCGTTGAGTCGAATCGAGGGTCACGACCCTGCTGAAATAGCCCCAACCATCCGAGCTCATATGGGCGATAACCAACTCGCAACGTTTTACGATGTAGAGGCAACCCCAATGGGCAACTTGACCCCGTGGTCCGAAATGGGTCAAGCAAATATGGTCTATCGCACGGATACCCCAACGAGAACGGTTGACAACAATCGCCATCTCATCCTTATAGAAGAAAGCGCTGGTGCTGAAATAGAGAACAACTCCGAAGTGGGTTCGCTAACGCCGTGGCCCGAAATGCCACAGCCATATCGTGTGTACCGAACGGATGCGGTGGCAAGAACTGTGGATAACAACCGACACAACATCCTCACCCCAAAAGCGATGGTCGAGAATCAGCGCGCCGAAATCCGAGAGGTTGACGTGACGAACGCTCTTACGGGTGGTGGCGGAAAGCCCGGTCAAGGCTACGCCGCCGTTCGGATGGAATCGGTCGTTCGTCGTTTGACCCCTACTGAGTGCGAGCGGCTTCAAGGCTTCCCAGACGACCACACACTTCTTCGTGCTGATGGCAAGGAACAATCCAATGTCCACCGCTATAAGCAAATGGGCAACGCCGTTGCTATACCAGTCGTGGAGTGGGTAATCGCCGGAATTGTGTCTATAAACAATCGTGGCTAGAGTAAGTCTCTCCCTATCCGAAGAACCTATTATGCCGACTTTGCTCGCTGGTATGGGGGACGCGGCAACGGGAACAACGCAAGATGCCTATGTACTGAAAGTTCTTTCTATGTCTATCCAAGCCGCCGAAAAAGAGGCACTCGCCTACTCAATCCGTGAGGACGCCAAGGCAAATACCTTTAGTGCCACGCCCATAGAGGTTTCTGGCACGGTTTCAGCACACCAACCGAGTGTGCAGAGTCACCACGCCCAAGTGTTTGCCACCAAGCCACAAATCCGTCGCCTAATGCCCGAAGAGTGCGAACAACTACAAGGGTTTCCGATTGGATGGACAGACAACGGCCAACTAGACCGCTATCGCTATAAGCAAATGGGGAACGCAGTTGCAGTTCCAGTTGTTGATTGGGTAATCGAGGGGATTGTCAGTGTCCACGCTAGATAACAACACGGTCTATGAAGCAAATCGCCGTACTGGTGAAATGCGAGTCCACGAAGCCGTATCCCCGACTCTCCTTGCTTTTATGGGAACGGGCGGTGGAAACGTTCCTGTCCGTAGTGCTGAAACGAGGGTGCGCCGAATAACGCCAGAAGAGTGCGAGTCTCTACAGGGCTTTCCTCGTGGGTGGACGGGCATCAACTCCGATACCAATCGCTATAAGCAAATGGGCAACGCCGTTGCCGTTCCTGTGGTCACTTGGATTATCGCCGGAATCGTAGGCGTTCACCAAAGGAGTGCGAATGAAGCAGATTAGAGCAAGCATTACCGCCAAGGAGAAGTTCGCAACGTGGCGAGAAAGCGTTTACGACGCAAAGAAGCAGACCGACAAGAAATGGTGGGCGAAGTGGCTAAAAAAGTAGACTTTTGGCTCGGCTACGGATATTTTATTGAGACTATCCACGATGGCGACGGAACCTATCACCTCGTCATCAAGACCGAAGACTTCAACACTCGCAAGGAAGCCGATAGTGCAGTAGCGTTCTTTCGCAAAACAATCAGCGAGAGGGCGAAATGGCGAAATGCGTAGACAACAAGCATAAGTGGATTCTTATGAACGCCGGGGCAAAGACGTATGTAATGTGTATCCCGTGTGGCGCACGATTCCCGTTCACCTCTGAATACAACGGCACAACCTATAGCGGCCCCGTGCCGGATAAGTATCGGAAAACAACGTGATAGGCAAGAAATCCAAACTTCGGATGATTGAATCTTTGAGCGATGCCCTCGTCAAAGAAGTGGATAACGTAGCGACAATTACAAAGGCGCTTCACTCTGCTGGCATCACGAATCAAGCCCTCGTGGAGTCGTTTGCTGAAATGGAAAGCGAGCGCGACCTTTACCGAATGGCGTTTAATATCGCTATCGGGCGACTTGCGGCCTACTCCAAAGCAGAGGGTTCTACGCAAGTTCTTATCCAAGAGATACTAAGCAAAGCCCTTGCTGAAATTGAGAACGAGCGTTCATAGTCGGTAGTATGGGGTGGTATGGAATATCGCCCCTATAAGCCGTATCTCACCGCCGTAGAGAAACGAGAGCGCGACGTAAAGGTTCTCAAATACATAAATTGGTATTGGGAACGATACGGATTCCCACCGGGCTATCGCTCTATCGCCAAAGCATTAGGGATTAGTAGTAGTTCTACTATTCACGGCATAATCAGCCGCCTTGAACGGCAGAAACGAATCGTCCGTGACCCCGTTCACAACCAAATTAGGGTTGTAAATAACGGCGATAGGGAAACGTGCTTCCACGACTGGCGAGTTCGCACTATTGCGAATAGCCTTATCCAAATCGTCTGTGCTGATTGCGAACACAGAACCGAGGTTGAGTATGCCCCGACCCCCGAAACTCCACTAAAAAACCTGCTCAAATACACAGGTGGGGTGTAAAGCAACGTAGGTATGGTATAGTGGGGTCACGAAAGGAGAGTCACTATGACCTCAACTAACGTACAAGAACTTACCGACAAGGTGTGGCGTGGCGTAACGCAAGATGCTTACGACGCAACCGACATCGGCAACCTAATCAGCGCGACCCTAAGCCTTAGCGAAAGGGCTGAAGAACTGCAGGTCAAGTGTGATGCCCTTGAGGAAGACCGAGCTCGACTCGTTCGCGCCCTTGAGATTGCTGGCGAGGCAAACGAATCGCTACGCGCTCGTCTTGACAAATATGAACACCTCACGCAGTTCGCAGAAGAGGTTGTGCAGTAATGCCCCTTACTTGGGAAGAACTAGATTTCAACCAAACTCGCGCTAAGGATAATCCTTACGAGTTCGTTATTTGGACACCCGAAGACCCCAAAGCACCAAGCGAGTTGCGAGTGGTGCGTAAGGATAACGTGGGCGGAATGATTGTGCCGATGCAGGATTTCTCTATCTACGCTGGGTCTAAGGAAGACGCAATCATTCTTGCTGAAACTATTGCTACGGCTTTAGCAAGCGTGGCCGACTATAACCACTTTGAGGAACTCTTCTAACTTTTAGAGAGTTCCTGCGAACTGCTTGAACTCGTCAAAGTCGGCAATCTTCTTGAGGAACATCTCATCCTCGTAGGCATTGTCAAGGTCGCCGGCCCACTCTTCTTCACCGTTTGCGTTGATGAAGTAGATGTAGTTTTCATAGCCACTCTCATAGCCCCACTCGGCGTAGTCTGGGACTTCCACACCGCCGATGCTGATTAGGCAAGACTCGTTGTGGTCCATATACCAAGCCAAGACAGTCTTGTCCTTGCACTCTTCCTTGAGCCACTGCTGAACCAACTTCAGGTTCTCATCCATTTCTTTCTCCTTGTTTTCCATACTTCTATTGTATTTCCAAACTAAACCCCTGTCAAGTATTTCTTGACAAATATACGATAACTCAAGGGTGTGACATACCACTTTGCTAGTGTGGAAACTATGAACTCAACCCCTGTCACGCTCGGCCCGAAGCCCTACGGCGTATCACCAAGCCGAGTGAATCAGATTGAGTCTTGCCCCCGGCAATACCAATTATCAAGCATTGACAAGTTGCCCGAACGCAAGAAAATGGAGACATATCGGGGAACTGTCTTCCACGCCATCTTGGAAGAGATGTTCAATCGAACTGCTGAAACGCCCGAACTACGGACAGTTGATTACACCCTTGCCCTTATGCGAGAAATGTTCCGTGGTTTAGTCACCGCCGAGTATGCCGAAGAAATGGGCATTGACGAACAAGGCATACAAGTCTTTGGCCGTGACGTTGCCAAATACATCCGCACCTACTTCACGATGGAAGACCCCACGCAAATCACCTCCGAGGGCATAGAAATCCAAATGGAAGTGGATATGGGTGGGTGGCTACTTCGTGGCATCCTTGACCGCCTTGACCGAGATGCTGATGGCAACTTGGAAATTGTTGACTACAAAACCGGGAAAGTGCCGACCGACAAATACAAGGCTTCGGCAGTTCTCCCCTCAAAGATTTACGCCTATCTCTGTGAGAAGGTATTGGGCGAGCGACCCAAGAACATACGACTACTCTACGTTCAGTTCGGCAAGACACTCAATATAGAAGTTACCGATGCTGATGTTGCCTACGCAGAAAAGCGAGTGCGCGAAGCGTGGGGCAAGATTGAGAAGTGGTATGAACTTGGTTTCTTCCCGCCCACTCCAAATAATCTTTGTGACAAATGGTGTTCGTTCAAGAGCATCTGCCCCGTATTCGCACGGCCCGAGTACTCGCCTTTCTAAAGGAAATCACTCACTCCAAGAGTTCAACTATTGACAGTTTGGAAATCGCTTCTATGATTTCAGTTGTCAAGACTATTGGTATTCCGATAGTGAAAGTTCTTAGGAGAAAATGTGGCTCGCAAACTAGTGCGACTCTCAATCAAGGAAACGTCGGGCGTTGACCGTCCGGCGCACCTCCACGATGGTTGGGCCGTTATGAAATCAGCCTCTCAATCCGATGTGACCGCCGTTCTTGACGAACTGCGCCCGGAGGCTCTTGCCGATGGACACACCGCCGAAGTGGAAAAATCCACCAAGGTTGCCGTACCAGTAGAGGCAATCGCCCCTGCTGAAATTACAACTCCACAGGAGGAAACAATGAGTGAAACACTCAAGGCGGCTGAAGTCGTCGTTATCCCCGAAGTTGCGAGCGAAGAAGAGATTATCAAGGCTATGCCTGCCGTTATCAAGAAGATGCTTGATGACAGCAAGGCCGCTGCCGAAGAGGCTCTTTACAAGGCTGCTGCTAGTGAGCGTGCCCTTATTGCCGAGCGTGAGGCTCGTGCTGATGAGGCTGCGGTTATCAAGGCTGCCGAGTGGTCGCACCTCAACTCGGACCCAACTATCCTCGGACCCGCGCTTCGTCGCCTTGCCGAGACTGACACGACCCTCGCTAACGAGGTCGTAAAGGCACTTGACTCGGCTAACGCCCTGCTTGAGTCCAACGTAATCTTCAAGGAAGTCGGTTCAAGCGAAGCACCTGCCGCTGACGACGCTTACTCAAAGATGGAAAATCTCGCTAAGGCCGCTGTTGCCTCTGGCGTTGCCCCATCGTTCGAGGCCGCGCTGTTGTCGGTTGCTCAGACGAACCCTGACCTCTACACCTCTTACCTCAATGAAAAGGCTGGTCGCTAATGGCTTGGGAACAAAATCCATACTCACTCAAGTTGACTTGCTCACCTGACGTTTCGACGATGGGTGGTCAGTTGACCAACACGAACTCTTCTGCGCCTATGACGCAGTTCTCGTTCGTTTACCTGACTGGTACCGCTAACCCCGGCTCGAACCAGAACGTACCTCTCGTTGGTGTCGTTTCGGCCGCTTCGACTCGCCCTCTGGGTGTTGTTCAGAACGCGCCTAAGGTTCGCTACAACGCTCTTGGCGTTGTTGAGGGTGTTGACGAGGCTGAAGTCACGATTTCGGGTATCACCAAGGTTATTGCCGGTGGTCTTGTAAGCGTGGGCGATGCCATTACGGTTAACGCTTCGGGTCAGGCCGTTTCGGTGAAGTTCGGTATCGGTGGAACCACCCAGACCGCAACCATCACCAACGCCGTTGCTAGTGGTACGCAGGTGGTTTACACCACGAGCTCGACCACCGCTTTCACGGTTGGTCAGACTGCCATCGTCACGGGCATTGTTGCCGCTGGCTCGGGTTCCGGCTCGCTGAACGTTGAGGGTCTGATTACCGCCGTTGGTGGTTCGTCAGGTTCTTACACCTTCACGATTGCTAACCCTGCTGCTAGCACCATCACTTACACCTCTGGTGGTTCGGTGAACACCGCACCTGCGGACACCACCGACTTCGTTGTTGGTACTGCTCTTTCGAGCTCCGCCGCCGCTGGTGACTACATCACTGCCGCTATCGCCTGCCACAACGCAGGCCGTGCGGCTTAGTTAGAAAGGACTGAGGAACTATGCCACAGCCCAACGTAAACAACGTTCACATTGACGCAATCTTGACCAACATCTCGGTTGCTTACTTGCAGAACACCAACAACTTCATCGCTGACCGGGTTTTCCCTGTCGTGCCGGTGGACAAGAAGTCCGACCTTTACTTCCGCTACACCAAGGAAGACTGGTTCCGTGACGAGGCTCAGCGTCGTGCTGACGGTACTGCTTCGGCTGGTTCAGGCTACGGCTTGCAGACCGAAACGTACTCGACCGACGTTTACGCCTTCCACAAGGACATTGGCGACCAGACCCGTGCGAACGCCGACAACCCATTGAACCCCGATATGGAGGCTACGCAGTTCGTTACGCAACGTCTGCTTCTCCGTAAGGAAGTCCAATGGACTAACGACTTCTTCGCCACAGGTGTTTGGTCAACGACCGTCATTGGTACGACCACCACTGCTCAGGCAGGTACGGTTTGGTCTGACTATGTGAACAACCCAACGTCTTACACCTCGGACCCCATCGCACAGGTGGACATCGCCAAGGCTTCAATTCTGCAGAACACTGGTTACGAGCCCAACACTTTCGTCTTGGGCTACAAGGTTTTCCAAACCTTGAAGAACCACCCTCTGCTGATTGACCGCTACAAGTACACCCAAGCCGGTGCGATTGTAACTGAAGAGTTGCTCGCACAACTGTTCGGCGTGGACCGTGTGCTTGTCGCCAAGGCCGTTGTCAACAACGCCAACGAAGGCTCGAACAGCCCAACGAACGACAACTTTGCGTTCGTTGCTGGTAACTCGGCTCTTCTGTGCTACTCCGCACCTAACCCCGGTTTGCTGACCCCCTCGGCTGGCTATACCTTTATGTGGACTGGTGTTTCGGGTGGTCTTGGAACGACTGTCGGTGTCTCGCGCTTCCGTATGGAAGAGCTCAAGGCCGACCGTGTTGAGGGTGAAATCGCCTTCGACAACAAGGTTGTTGCTGCCGACCTCGGCTACTTCTGGTCTTCGATTATCTAAGCCCAGTAGTTCACTGCGAAAGCCCCCTGCCCTCACGGGTGGGGGGTTTTTGCTTTGTGTGGTGATATTGTGACCCTATGACTTCTAAGAGATACACACATCGAGTTCTTCGTGGTTTTCCTATAAATGGCAACACATACGAACGTGGTGAACTTGTTTCATCTGACGACTGGACGTGGCAAGGCAAGATTTACGTCGAGGCTCGTGGGTGGGTAGAGCCATTAGAGCCGAAGTTGGTTGCTCACTACGCCGAGTTGGTCGCACAAGAAGAGCGTGATGCGAAGAACGAGGTTGCCGATGCGTTCGTTGAGAAAATTGCGCCTACCGATGCTGAAATCGTTGCGAAAGTAAAGGCGGTTCGCAAGACAACCCCGGCGAAGAAAGCAACAAAGCCCGTCGCCAAAAAAGTCGCCAATAAGCCCGTCAAAAAGACAGTCAAAAAGTCTCCCCAAAAGTAGAGACAGATTTCGTTCCAAACTGATGATACAGTTTGGATTATGTCACTAGCGGATGCTGAAAAGCGAGCGTCGGAACGAACTTGTCGGTTTATTGAGTTCTTCGACTTACTCGACAAAGACGACCAAGCGACTCTTTCTCGCTGGCTTGACGACAAGAAGCCTATTGGCTGGATTGCTCGTGTTGCCTCAAGTGACGGCAAGCGGCTAAACGACAAGACACTCTCACGCCACCTCAAAGACGGCTGTGGTTGCCCTGCGAAAACCAAATACAAGGATTCGTATAATGACCTTTGAGAGTGCTGAAATCGAAGCAGAGAAGCGCGCCCAAGTGCGGAGAGATTCTATTGCCAAGGGATACGAGCGAGAGATTCGTTGGGACGGCGAAAAGGGCTACATAGACAGCCCCGCTACCGACGCAGAACCCGACCAAGCCCTTTGGGATATGGTGATTCAGGATTGGGGTCTTGACCCAAACCTCACCGAAATTATTGACGGCTCTGTCCATATCCGAGCGTGGGACTCCAATATCGGCGGTGGTGAAATCGCCAAGATGCGCTACTACCGAGCGCAAATCCGCCGACGCGCCGAAAAGGGCGATAGGGCAGATATCGAGGCTCTCTGTAAAGAGATAATGAAGAAGCCCGCAAAGACAGCCAAGCGAGAAGTCTCTATCGAAGAACGTGCGTTTATGGCGTTTTTTGCTGATTGGCAACTAGGCAAATCAGAAGGCGGCGGAACCGAAGCAACTATCGCTCGCATTATGGCTTCTCAAGATGCCTCTATCGAGCGAATCAAGGAACTCATCAAGATTGGTCGTGGCCCATCGGTCATTTATTGCTGCGGAATGGGCGATTTAGTTGAAAACTGCTCGAATCACTATGCGATGCAGACGTTTTCCGTTGATTTGGATTCACGAGAACAGCAGAAAGTCGCTCGTCGCCTTATTTTTCGCTACGTCGAACTCTGCGTAGAAAACTTCCCCGAAATCCCACTCGTTGTGGTGGCCGTTCCCGGTAATCACGGCGAAAACCGACTCAACGGCAAGGCCTATACAACGTGGACCGACAATATGGACTTGTCCGTGTTTGAGGGCGTTGCTGAAATCTGTGCCGCAAACCCGGCGAGATTTGGAAATGTCTCGTTCCCGCAGTTTGAGGGTTTGATTGAGGAAGACCTCACTATGACCCTAAACGTATGTGGCGTTATCATCACCTTGGCGCACGGACATCAGTTCGGCAAGGGTAATGGGGGCGGAACTATTGCCAAGATAGAAACGTGGATTCTGGGGCAGATTAGGGGGCGCACAAAGGCTTCTGAAGCAGATATTGTGGTTAGCGGTCACTTTCACCACTACATTGCGTCCGAAGGCTCTGGTCGCACCTGCTTCCAATGCCCCGCTCAAGATGGTGGCTCAAAGTGGTTCGTTGACCAAACGGGCAAGAGCTCCCCTGCCGGTATGTTGACTTTTGGTGCTGGCTCGGCCTACGGCAAGCGTGGCTGGGGAGACTTGCTGATTATCTAATGCCGTATTATCTCGCTGGACCACGAACGGGCGTACCCCACAACAACTATCCCTCATTTGAGGAAGCACTTTCTACACTACGTCGCACCTACGAAATCTTCTGCCCTGCTGAAATCCTTGAGTCTGGAAACGAAATAACCGCCGAAAGTGCGTATCGCCAACTCTTCGACTGCGACGGCGTAATCCTTTTGCCCGGTTGGGCTGGCTCAAACGGAACAAAGGCCGAAGTTCTCTTTGCCACCACTATCGGCAAGAAGATTATGGGCTACTATCGCCATCGCCCACAGAATCTTGAGGAACTAATCGGCATCAACATCATCACGCGCGCCGAGATGCTGAAATAAAGAACCTATTGTAAAGTTTGGTAGTCACCCAACCCCCAAAGGACTACTATCGTGCCTTACTTCCACCCCGTAACCAAAGAACCTATTTCGGTTGGCGAAGCGATTTCTTGGGGTATTCAGCGCGCGATTCGCCGTTGGTCTTTCCTTATTGGAATCACAACGATTACCGTTATTTGCGTTATTTGGGGGGTTCACGATTTTACGATTCTTTCGTGGTGGAACGTTTGGGCTTCCTATATGGCTTTGTTTATTGAGTCGGTAGTCGGTATCGCTATGTTTAAGCAAACCGCCGCCGATGCTGAAGTTATCCGCAAGATTTTGGCTATGGAGATGGCTCAGTTTGAGGAACTCAAGAATCTTGTTTTGGATATAAAGGATATGGTCGAGCGAAACTCTGGTCTTGCTGAACGTATCGAGACTGATTTGGAGATTCTCGAGCACGATGTAATGCACTTGGGCGACGAATAGGGGTAATGTGTCGGTATGGACCCAAACCTCAACGAAAGTATCGCACTTCACCCAAGTACTACTGGGAAAGTTCCACGTCTAGTTTCCGTATCGGGCGACGTTTCCAATATAGAAACCACGCTTGACACTAGCGAGACACTAGGAATCAAGAAGTGCGGCGGCAACTGCAACTGTAAATGCTGAAATGCTCGGCCTACGACTATTCCCTGATGCCGTTCTTGCCCTGCCGGTAAGGAACGTCACCGAAATAGACGGGAAGATTGCTCTACTCGCTCAAGATATGGCCGAAGTTATGTATCGGCACGGCGGGGTAGCAATAACGGCAAACCAAATCGGCATTACCAAGAGTGTGTTTGTGTACGACGCAGATGAGTCGGGCTTCTACGAAGTTATTATCAACCCGACTTTGGAGCTCGGTGCTGAAATAGAGTCGCACCCAGAGGGGTGCTTGTCAGTTCCAAATCGTATTTGCCATATTGAGCGAAGCACGGATTGTGTTCTTTCGGGGTTTGACCTTGAGGGCAACAACATACAGATTGAGGCGAGTGGTGGAATTGCCCGAATCTTCCAACACGAGATTGACCATCTCAACGGCTTGCTGATTGTTGACCGCGCGCCAAAACCCGATAGTTTGCAAACGCGCTACGGCTGGTAGCCACCTAAGTATTTCCAAACTAAGCGTAGAATAACGCTATGGCCTACCCCTCTGTCACAACTCAACGTTCTGTGCCGGGTTCGGCTAGTCCTTCCTATATCACCACAACGCTTTCAAGTTCATACGTTGAGACAACCTTTATTGTTGCGAGTGCCTCAACGTGGTATGAGGTAGGAACGAACGGCAAAGTCACAACAAACCCATTGGGAACGAGTGGTGTTTTTGATGTCGTTGTGGACTTTGGATTATCCACCGAAGAACATATCCTCTGCTCTGCCGTAAACCCAAGCACCGGCGTTGTCACGATTTGGACAGACGGGACCCTCAATGGTCGTGGTTGGGATGGAACGCCGATTTCAGCACACTCGGTAGGGGCAGCGAGCAACCTCAACTGCTTCCCGTTTGTTGGTGGCACGGATTTCGCCGCAATCACAAAAGTTATCTCAACGCTCTTTCCAAATGGCGGGACGAGTCAGGCATACAACTTTTATGCCGTATCCCCAACCTCAAACCCAACACTCACGGGGCAGTTCAATAAGGTCAACACATCAGCATCGGGGCAATCCGTCACGCTTCCCCCAATTGTTGCTAATGGTCAGTTTATCTATATTGGCAACAACAACTCAACGTATTCGCTCACCGTTTATCCAAACCTCTCGTCGCAAAGTATTGACGGATACACGGCAGGAACGCCAATCTATATTGCACCTAACGCCTATTGGCTTGGTTTTGTAGAAAGCACGGGTTCAGCAGGAAACTGGGTATCGGTTATTCCGTCAATGGTGGGTCAGGGGCCGCTTACTGTTTCTTACGGAGATGGAACGCTCACGTTCGCTCTTGGCGGCCTAACAAACTACGGAAGTGCTGGGCAAGCCGTAGTGGTGAACTCTGGTGCGAACGGCTATACCTATCAGAACATCACGGCATTTGTAGAGCAGTCAACCGCCCCAGTCAGCACAACAGTTCTTTGGGCAGACACTTCATCTACCTCAACGCCCTACGTTCCTTTGGTGTATACCCTTACGGGCAACGCCGCCCAACCAATCCCCACGACGATGGTGTGGGCGAACTATGACCTTATTGAGATTAAAGGTCAAACAAACGCTATTACGTCAATGTCTACCGGAATCACCACCGGGCTAAACGATGGCAAAATTGCGCGAATCGCTATTTACAACACTTCGGGAATCCCACTCACTATTTCTTGGGGTAGCCAATTCCAATCTTCAAGCATCTTGCTTCCAACTCAGTTTGCGAATGGTCGAACCGATTATGCCTTTACTTGGACTAGCGATAGTGTTTGGCGACTTATTGGTGTTGTGTAATGGCGACTAGTTACTACTTCGTAGGCTCTGGTTCTCAAACGTGGTCTTGGAATACACCACAAAACAACTGGGCAACTCAATCAAATGGAACGCCAATTCCGACCGCAACTATTATCGCCGCAACCTATAACAATCCATCGGTAAACACGGGTGGCTCAATCACCAACGCCGTATCCAACTATATCGCTACGTCACAGGCGATAACTTCAGCAACAACAGATGGTTCGGGCAATACGACCTACAAGATGGCAACCAACCCATTTGTCACGGGGCAATTTATTTTCGTTGAGGGTATGTCTGATAACTCGTATAACGGATTACAAGTCGTTGTCTCAACAACCTCAAATAGTTTTACGTCCTCAAATGTTTATGCGACCCCCTCAACTGCTTATGGTGGATACGCATTTCTTGCAAAGACAAGCGGCCTAAGTAGAGCGAGTGCGAGTGGCCTAAACATTACGTTTACTACGGCGAACTCGTTGCCAAACGTATTTTCTGTTGGTGATTATGTTGAGACTTCTGGCTTTGACACAACCCCGGCTGACGTCTTTAACAATAGTTGGACAGTTGTATCAACGACATCAAACTCGTTTACTGTTGCGACAACATCAACCCCAGCCGTTTCTGTAGCAACGGATGGTTATGCAAGTATCTATCCGTCCGTGACTTATACCTGTCCAAACAACTTCCAAGTAGGGCAGTTGGCAAACGTCACGGGCGTTTTTAGCGCTCTAAACACGGGTGGCTTCAATGTAAGTAATGCGTACATAACAGCAGCGTCTTCGTCATCATTTACAGTTTTGGTTTCCAATCCTTACAACGGCGGCGTTCTTGACTTCTACTCGTCGGGTGGAACGCCAACCATAACGTCAACAATTGGATACACGGCCACAAACTCGTTTAGCGTTGGTCAAACAGCACTTGTATCTAGTATTAGCCCGTCTGACTACAACCTTCAGAGTCAAGTTGTCTATGCCGATACTTCATCGTTCCAAGTAATCCCTATAGTCGCGCCAACCGACACATACGTTTCTGGCGGCGTGGCAAATGTGTTTCCCGTTTCTGGTGATTCTGTCGTTATTGACTCGCACTCTGGTTCACAAGTCACTACATCGGGAAACGTAAGTGTTGGTTCTTTATCTATCTCATCAGGCGGAAGAGTATCTCTTGGTGGAACGCTTACGGGGTCTTTGAGTTGTAATGGAACGTTCACCACAAACAACTACGCTTGCTCGCTTCCAAACGCTTCTTTTAGCGGCTCAACGCTTAGTTTTGGAACTTCCGCAATAACTATTACTAGCGGCCCTATTATTTCGGGGGATACATCACCATCTTGGAGTCTTAGCGGGAATAACACAATTACCTACTCAAATGGGTGCTCCATAACGTTTAATAACTCACTTGGATTTGGTTCGGTTTTCTATATTGCTTCATTAGGAACGAACTCAACCCACCCGCCAATTACCTATAACGGCACGGGTCCTTTCTATTTTCTTTCTGCGATAGGCTCGGCATCGTTCCCGTTGTCTAGCCTTACCCACGCACCAACTATCTCAACCACAACTAGCGGAAACCTTATTGTCTCTGCTGGCTCAACTCTTAGTGTCGCAAACACACTCACTATTGCTGCCGCCTCGGGTCAAGTGGTGAATAGCGTTGGGCAAGTTCCTATTTACTTTGCGAGCGATGCCTCGCCCATATTTGCCACCCCTACAACGTGGTCATATACCCCAGCAACTATTAGTGCCGGAAGTGTCGCAATCACCTACACAACTTTCCAAAACATCACGGTTACGGGCGCAGCAAGTTGGTCAACGCCGGACTCAAGTGGTTGGGGAGATGGTGGCGGTAATACAGGCATTACGTTTAGCACGTCACGGAACTGCTACTACAAGAACCCGAGTGGCACGGCGGCAAATTGGTCTACTCAGAATTGGTATTCGCAAACAAATGCTGGCGGTAGTCGAACCCGTAATCCGTTGCCCCAAGACGTAGCAATCTTTGATGCGAACTCTAGTGCCTCTAACGCCACCGTCACCGTTGACCCCACAATCATTGGCGGGTGGGACGCCTCTGCCTTTTTGGGAACGCTCAAGTTCACAACAGCAACAACCTACTACTTGCTCGGAAGCATCTCACTAGGCTCAAAGACATCTGGCTCATCAACCACATACGTTATTGGGCCGAACGCAAGCCTCAACGGAAACCTCGTTATTCGCTCTAATAACCACACCTTGTCGTTGTCGCTAAACGTTAGTGTTTCGCCATCGGCAAAGGTATCTCTCTACGACGGGCTCTCAACGACAAACACGACAATCACCAAAGGAACGTTTGATGCCACAAGCACAAACGTTTCGTCGCTTAGTTTTAGAAACTTTGTTGTTGCTTCTGGGGCCGTTGTTGCTATGGGCGGAACTTCACCATCATCAACGCAGTCGTGGATATTTAGCGGTGTGTGGACCTGTAATGGAACAATCTCAACGTGCGGATACACAACGCTCTACCCAACAAGCACCACAAGCAATACGTTTACCGGTGGCGGTCAGCACTATTTCAACCTAACGATGCCGGTGTTTACTACATCAGTGGCAACCGCAACCCTTACTGTTTTGGGCAACAATACGTTTAATAACTTTGTATGCGCGCAAAGCCCAGCGCAGTTCAACAATATCTTTTCAGCAGCAAACGGCGTAAACCAAACAACCATATTTAGCGGAAGCAATACGTTTAATACGTTGTCGGCAACGCCGTATAGCGTTGTCACATTTAACGATGGAACAACACAAACGGCCACACAACTCCTGCTCAATGGTCAGAAAAACTATGGGCAATACTATGACGGAACGGCGAACACCTCGCAAACGGCGGCCAACTACCCGCAGTCACAAGTAGTTGGCGATATTGACGTTAGAGCGTATTTCTCAACGTCTTCGTGGCCGCCAAATATTAGTAGCAATTCAGCATTAGTAAGTTGCTTGAGTTCGACATCGGGTTGGGAGTTTGGAATCTCTACAGCATCGGCACTCTACTTCTCGTATAGCAACGCACCATCGGCAACAATCACCAACGTTGTCGGCAACGGAACTACGGCGACTTACTATGCCAATAACTCTTTCTTTTCGGGGCAATCAGTCACGATTTCGGGGGTTGTGCCAACCGCCTATAACGGAAGTAGCACTATCGTAAACGCCACATCAACGTATTTCACAGTATCCACAACGGCTACGGCGACTTTTACGCAACGTGGAACGGCAACCCCGGCGATTATTACTGCTTCAGCATCCGTGCCAACAACTCCAACAACTCCGTATTGGTGGCGCGCAACTCGTGTTGCCTCTACGGGCGTTGTTTCGTTTTACTTGGCACAAGACCAAGGTGGAACATCAAGTTCAGGCGGCCCTACTTCGTGGGGAACACCTTTCGCTACGGCAACGACACCAACGAACAATGCCACAATGAACGTTTCGGCTACACCAACTATCAACATTGGTGCGTATTTTTCGGGAACGTTCTATCGAGCTCAGGTGTATAACGGTATCAACGGCGACCCAATGGGAGTATCTTCCTATGCCGCACCTACATCAGCATTACTAAAGTCAATAAGCACGACATTCGGAAACGGCACTATCGCAACAAACATTTCGGTCCCGGCGGTGTCAGACGGAACAAATATCACTTATTACGTCGCATCAACGACAGCAACGACTTTTTTTAGTGGAAGCGACTACTTTGGAACGTTTGCCGTTCCCACCACGCCCACCGGAAGCAAGTATTACAACTCAAACTCAAGTTATAACATAACGATTCCAACGACAGTTGTATCAACTAGCGCACCCATATCGGGGGCAGTTGGAATCACCATTACGCCACAAACGCCACCGCCATCAGTGACTATTACGGCGGCTTCATACGCAACCCCCTACACAACGTTTACAACTTCGGGGTCGGTTCCGTTTGCTGGTGGAACAAATGGGCAAGATGGGCAACTTATTACCATCTCTGGCGCATCAAACGCCAACTACAACGGACTTTGGATAGTAAACACCACTTCCACGAACTCTTTTACGGCGCAACCATATGTCGGAGATGTAAACCCCGGCTTATTTATGGGAACGGCGTTAGCAATCGCATCGCCAGCATTGGCAAGTGGAAATCCACGGGTGTATCAAAACTTGCTCTATTTCCCACCATACCCGGGGCAATCAACTTCTCCCACAACAAACGTTGGGCCGATTCTTGATGTGAACTTTATTTCAGCATCGTTTGGGCAAGGGGTTATCTACGACTCGTCTTCGTATGGCAATGGGAACGCAACCGGGGCTTACCTATACTCCAACAACCCTGCTTATGACGGACATATCACCATCAACTCGTCTATTTCGGGTGCGGCCAAGATTGTAAGCAAGTCAATATCGGCGCTCAACTACGCAGTGATTACAGGCGTTAGCGTGTCAACTACTTCAGCACCTGTTTACGCACTCAACTCCGTTGTTCCCACGAACGGAAACTTTCTACCCACCAACTTTTCCTATATCTTGTTCTAGGATTTTGGTATGACCGTTCTTCGCGCCTACAACCCGTCAACGGGAACTTGGGACCCTATTGTTCTTGGCGCACAAGGGGCTACGGGTGCGACGGGCTCACAGGGAACGACTGGTGCACAAGGAAACACTGGTGCGCAGGGAAGCACAGGCGCGCAAGGTCCGCAGGGCTATCAGGGCGCAACCGGCGCGCAGGGCTCAACTGGTTCACAAGGTTCGCAGGGCTTTCAGGGTAATCAGGGTAATCAGGGCGTTCAAGGCGCTACTGGAAGTCAAGGAACGCAAGGTTCTCAAGGTGTTCAGGGCTACCAAGGAACTACAGGGTCACAAGGAACCCAAGGCTTCCAAGGAACTCAAGGAACGCAGGGATTCCAAGGCAATATCGGAGCTCAAGGTAGCCAAGGCTTTCAGGGCGTTCAGGGTGCTGGCGGTGTAATCGCCAACTACCTTTCTGCTTACGACACAACTACGCAAACCGTTTCTTCCACGACTGTTGCCAACATCGTAAACATCAACACAACAGTTGCCAACTACGGCGTGACCATTGTTGGTGGAAACAAAGTGACGTTTGGCAACGCAGGAACGTACAACGTTCAGTACTCAATCCAGTTCACCAACTCGGACAGTAACTCCGACAACGTGGACGTATGGATACGCCAAAACGGTGTTGACGTTGTTGAAAGCAACTCTATCTACAACGTCTCAGGAACTAGCCACGGCGGTTCTGGCGCACTAATCGCCTCTATCAACTACATAGTCAACGCCAATGCAAACGACTACATTCAGTTGATGTGGGCACCGTCTAGTACAACTATTGCCATCACCACTTCAGGTTCGCAGACAAGCCCCACCGTCCCAGCAACTCCCGGGGTTATTTTCACTGCCCAACAAGTCACTTACCAAGGGGCACAGGGAAATCAGGGGTACCAAGGAAATCAAGGGTTCCAAGGAAATCAAGGCTTTCAGGGGAACACGGGTGCGACCGGCCCACAAAACTATATTCAGGGCGCACTTGTTGGCAACAACCCATCAACTTCGGGTCAGCAGATTATCTACAACGGCTCTCAATGGGGTATTCAGGGCATTAGTGGTGATGCGACCATCTCTTCTTCTGGCGTAGTTCAGGTCACAAGCGTTTCCCACGTCGCAAGTGGTATCCTTGGCGTTACCAATGGTGGAACCGGCGTTCAATCATCAACCGGCTCTGGCAATAACGTTCTTAGTGGCTCGCCCGCTATCGCTTCGCCAACGATTTCTAGCCCAACTTTTACAAATGCTGGCGGCGGTAGCCTTTCAGGGCAAGCGATTTTTTCTGGCGGAACGGGATACCAATCCACGCAGATTTCAGCACCGCAGGCTTCTACGGCAAACTATCTTGCACTTCCAAACGTTGCGGGAAGCGACACATTGGTTGCCGCTAGTTTCGCCCAAACTCTTACAAATAAGATTCTTACAAGCCCGATTATCTCGTCAATTAGCAACACGGGAACGCTAACACTTCCAACTTCTACGGATACCCTCGTTGGTCGAGCGACTACGGATACTCTAACGAACAAGACGTTGACCGGCCCCTACGAGACTGTGACTATCTCGGGAACGGCGCTGTCCGGCTCGACCTCGGCGGCGGTGAACATCTCCTCGGCGGCGGTCTACTACTACACCGCTAACCCAACTGCGGCGTGGGCGCTCAACATCACCAACGCCCCCACGACTACTGGGCAATCAGCAACCGCCGCACTTCTTGTAAACAACGGCTCAACTGCCTACCTGCCTCTGGCTATCAGCGTCAATGGCTATCAGGCTGGCGCTTCCTCGGCACTGCTCCCAGCACAGGGCGCAACGAACAACGGCGTGACCTCCTACTACCAGAGCGGAACGGCGTGGTCATCGGCAGACGCTTCGACGCTCGATGTCTACACCCTCACGGTCATCTGCACCGGCTCAAACGCTTGGACACTCCTGCTGGGGCTCACGAAGTTCTAATGCCTATCGTCGCTTCTCGTGGAGGAATGTCGGCCCAAGCGTTCGGCGAGTTCTCGGTGGTCTCTAGTCCTATCGTGACCGGCGTGTCGGTGCTCATCGTCGGTGGCGGTGGCTCCTACTCCACGCCTCGCTCGGCCGGTGGTGCTGGTGGTATGCAGACCCTCTCAACCTCAATCACTAAGGGAACGGCCTACACAATCGTCGTCGGCGCTAAGGGCTCGTCGAGCAACGGCGGCATTTCGACGTTCAACACCACGACCTCCCTCGGCGGTGGCCAGTTCAACTCCGGTGGCTCTGGGGTAGTCGGCTCGGGTGGTGGCTCCAACACCGCTACGTCCTACGCCGGAACTGCCGGACAGGGCTACGCAGGTGGCTCGGGAACCACGTTCGGCCTCGGTGGTGGTGGTGGCGCTGGCGGAGCCGGTCAGCAGGGCTCCGGCTCTAGCGCCGGAACAAGTATCGGTGGTAATGGTGGCGCAGGACTTCAAAGTTCGATTACCGGAACGGCGGTCTACTACGCCGCCGGTGGTGGTGGCTACGCCGCCGCAAACCCCGGCAACGCCGGTACGGGGTGGAGTTCTACCGGCTACGGAATGGGCTCTGGTGTCAATGGCACTGTGAACCCCGTTCAGGCTACGGGTGGCGTGGTCATCATCTCCCTGCCAAACACCTACACCGGAACGCCGACCTCGTCGCTCGCCTACACCAAGACCACTTACACCGGCTACGTCGTGTTTACTTTCAGCACGGCGGGTTCAGGAACAGTTGCGTTCTAAAAAGCCCT